CTGGATATCCTACAACAGATGAGTTGTATGTAATAGAGAAATCTGGAGTTCCTCTACAAAATGCTCGTTATGCTAGATTTATAGCTAGTTTTACTTGTCCTACAGAAGTGTACTGGACTGCAGGAAATGATACTACACCTAAAATCACAGAAGTAGTATTAACATATTCAGGCGAATCAAGCTCTAGTAGTAGTTCTCAATCCAGTTCAAGTAGTTCTAAAAGCTCTAGTAGTAGTTCTAAAAGCTCTAGTAGTAGTTCTAAATCCAGTTCAAGTAGTTCTAAAAGCTCTAGTAGTAGTTCTAAATCAAGTAGCAGCTCGCAGAGTTCTAGTAGCAGTTCACAGAGTTCTAGTAGCAGCTCAGAATCCAGTAGTAGCTCGCAAAGTTCTAGTAGTAGTTCTGAATCTAGTTCTAGTAGCAGTTCAAAATTTAGTTCTAGTAGCTCAAAAAGTTCTAGTAGTAGTTATAAATCTAGCAGTAGTTCTCGATCCAGCTCTAGTAGCTCGCAGAGTTCAAGTAGCTCACAAAGTTCCAGCAGTAGTTCTAAATCTAGTTCGTCTTCGTCTGCATCTTTAGGATATTTAACAATAGCCGTTGTTGGTAACTTTGAAAGTTCTTTAACGGGCAATAGAATTAATTCTCAACAAGACGAAGTAAGTGGTCTTTATTGGAATGAATACCAACAAAGAATTTGGAGTGTAGATGACAGCGGTTTTGTTATGTCCATGGACAGAGACGGATCCAATGACATTGAAGACACTGTTGCTTTTAATGGTTTAGATCTGGAAAATATTACATTTACTGATGAAGATTCTAACTATCTATATGTTGGAGAAGAAGGGCGAAATGCCGGTTCTATTCCTCCGGCGATTCGAGAATACAATCACGACACACAAACTGCTACTGGTAAAGTCTGGAATACGACTATTTCAACATCTACCAGTGATGGTATGGAAGCATTAGAATTTATACCTATAGATGGACATGAACATGGTGGAGTATTTTATGCTGCATGCCAATTCGAAGACACTCTTTATATATATGATGTTAATTTTTCTGTATCTCAAGATATCGAAGAATTAGCTAATGATATAACAATAATAGAAAGTAGAACAGATTTATCTGGAATTCATTATGACAGAAATTTTAATCTTCTTTATTGTCAATGGGGATCTTCTAATAAGATATCCGTTCATTCTATCGGTAAAGACCCCACGAATCCTGATTTAACTTTAATTGAAGAATTTTCGGATATTGGAGGGACATATGTAGAAGGTATCACTATTATTCCTGATAATAGTGGATTTTCGAAGAAAATATTAATTGGTGTTGATGATCCCACTGCAGGTGGTGTATATTCTCAAGAATTCACTCAAGGCGGGTCATTTGATGTAGTTTCAGGTACATATAGCACAGGAACAGTAGTTGAGTTAACGGCATATCCTGATCCGGGATGGCAAGTAAAAGAATGGTCCGGAACGGATAATGATGCCAGTACATCAGTTACGAACGAAGTTACAATTACTGGAAGTAACATTGTTACTGTTGAATTCGAAGTAACTTCTTCTAGTAGTTCTCAAAGCTCCAGTAGCAGTAGTATCTCTCATTCTAGTTCGAGTAGTTCACAAAGTTCTAGTAGTAGTTCTTTGTCTAGTTCAAGTAGTTCTCAAAGCTCCAGTAGCAGTAGTAGTTCTATATCTAGTTCAAGTAGTTCGCGCAGTTCTAGTAGTTCGCGCAGTTCTAGTAGTTCTCAAAGTTCTAGTAGCTCTCAATCTAGTTCTAGTAGCTCATTAAATCTATATTACGGAGATGAGTCTGTATCTCACAATATAACTACAGATCGTGTGGTTTTTATTTATAATACGAATATATCTGGATCATTAGAAGTCGCCCAATATTACCAAGAAAAACGAAGAATTCCGGTTGATAATTTAATTGGATTAAATATACCTATTCCTGTAGCTGGTAGTAACGGTCTTGAATGTGAATCTCCAATTACAGAAGAAGATTTTACATATTTTATAGAATTGCCATTGATATCAGAATTAGAAAGATTTGGTGTTGATTTTTCTTCAGATGGAGAAAATCCGATTTGGGTAATAATTTTAGGATATGGTATACCATTATCATATGATGATGGCTATGGTAATAATATTGCTATAGCAAGTAGATTGCATAGATTAGGTAAAGATAATAGTACTCATGTTCCAAATCATACATTTGATCGTAAAATTTTTCAATTTTTTGATCATAGTGATGCTTCTAATGTTTTCTTAACGGCGATTTTAGATGGACCGAATGTGGATTCTGTAAAAACCTTAATTGACAGATCTTTAGATGTCGATAATCAGACTTTTATTACCGGTAAAATTTATGTAGATCCTTACGGCAATAAAGTTTCATCTGATGATTTGGATTATCAAGATGATATTTTGGATTTTGCAAATAATGATATTCTTAATTTGGGGTTAGATGGTATTATAACAGTGGATGTTGATAGCCCTTATCAGGAGCCAACTGTATCTACTTTAACGCAAGATTCATTTTATTGGGGTTGGTTTAATCCCACGTTCTCCAAATCTTTATTCAGCAATCAAAATGAACGAAGAGTTTTTCTGTATAATGCAGATGATAGGTCTGCATGTAATATTCATTATTATGACGATATTAATTCGTCACCATTTGATGAGAATGGAAGTGATTATTGGTGTAATTTAGCGATAAACGTTCCTTCTGGCTACGCTTCATGTGCAGGCTCTGTAGGAGAAGTGGGATCTGACTCTTATTTGCGTCCAGTTCCGTTTTTCAGGGCATTACATCAAGGAGCTACTCTTGGAGAGGCGTTTTTATTTGCTTCTCGATATGTAAGTTGTAGTACAGTTCTTATTGGTGATCCTTTGATGGTGGTGAATTTTCCGTCGAATTTACCATCAGATCAAAATACTTCATATACATTAATACCAAATAATGAGGTTATACTAAGAATAAAACAGAATATAGAATCATCATTAGGCTGGGGATTACGTCAATCTCGTTTGTTGGAAGATGTAAAAGAAAGTGTATATATTAGTGCGGATATGGATGAAGAAATAAAGCTTTTAAATCCTATTAATATGTGGTTAAATAGTAAAAATTCATCATCGCAATATAATTTATATTATTCATTAGTATCAACTTGGCTCCAATACATATTACAAACTACTAACACGGCCTTATCTGATTGGCTAGAGTCCAATGATCAAAAAATAACAAGATATTTGAAAAATGTAATAAATCAAACTGGTACTCAGCCAATAGATGATGATTATATTTATCCCACTGGCTGGTGGTCATTTGAGTTTGAATATACTCATCCTTTATTAAGTTTGGATAATATTTTCTTTCATTTAGAAGTATCTAGAAATTCAGATTTTAGTGATTTAGTAGTTGATTTAACTACCACAACTAATGTATCAGGATGGAAATACGAAGTCAATCCTTATGTATTTATGCCAATGCTTGATACTGGTCTTTTAGCTAGTTTTAGTGGCAGAAGAATTCGTTTTGAGTCTCCTGTAGACAATTATTTACAGACAACCGAAGTTTACTATATAAGATGGACTCCTACTGACGTAGATGGATTGCCATTTTTAGTGGTGTCTGATATTCAAACTATGGTGATTTCAACATGACAGACGAAAAAATGATTTTTTATTCAGATTATTTTGCATACATTGCAGAAGCAGGACTCAATAGATCTAGAGCAATTTTTCCTGCTATCGCAACTAGTGTTTCTGCTGATACTTCTACAATTGTTAACCCAGTTAATGCTGATTCTGCTATAAAAAACCTAAGTAATAAATTAGAGACAAGTTACGAGTGGTTTTGGAGTGATGCTCAGAATACTACACCTATGCAACGATCATTTATTGGTTTAAGTGAATATATTAGAAAGAAAAGCGGACTAGAAGTTGAAGACTATTTGACTCAAGAAGGCATACAGGTGGAATCAACTTATGCGCAAATACATAACATTTTTGAAGAAACTGATATAAGTACTGGAAATGTGAAGTAACATGAAACAAAATAGTAATATTAGTAAAGGTGATGATATAGCGGATTTAATGGATAAGATTCGTTACGAAGTAAAAGCCCAATCTGGAGAACAATATATTCCAGATTTTATTGAATTTTGTGAGTCTAAATCATATCTTAATCTTCCTAGCAAAAATGTCCATCTATATCCAATGCAAAGAACCACTTTAAAGTGTTTCTATCGAGGACAACCTGGAAATGAGAATCTCCGGCTTACTGAAGATGAAATACAGTTGCTTTATTCTAACAAACTGGACAATGTTTTAGAGAAATATAATAGTAATTGCCTTTTTAGAGATTTAGTATTAGTTCTTGGTCGTAGATGTATTAGTGGAGATACATTAATTTTTGATGCTAATACAGGAGAATCTAAAAGCATTCAAGAGTGGCATAAGATTGGGGAAAAATTTACTGTATGGGCATGGAATGAAGAATTGTCACAGTTTGAAAAACATTTAGCAGAACCTATAGATCAAGGCGAAAGAGAATGTTTACGAGTTACTTTAGAAAATTCAGATTATGTAGATTGCACACCCAATCATCCATTGTTGACTGTTGATGGTTGGGTTAATACAGAAGAATTAAAACCAGGCGATGAAATAGCTCAGAACAATTACGTACAAACTCCAAATTCTCAACCTAAAAGACCAATAGAATTTACAAAGATACAAACTATAGAACATATTGGAATAAAAAATACATATGACTTATCTATAATACACGAAGAGGTTAACAAGGAAACTTGTTGTAACTTCATGATTCATAATGGCTTACAAATGCATAATAGCGGTAAAGATTTTATGGTTTCATTGATTGCTTTGTATGAAGCAATGAGACTTTTAGAAATGCCTGGAGGGAGTCCATTTAAGTATTATAATCTCGCTGAAGGAAATCCAATTTTTATCTTAACAGTTGCTACGTCTTCTGACCAGGCTCGTATTTTGTTTACTGAAATTAAAGAAAAAATGATGTCGTCAGATTATTTTAAAGATAAAATTGGATTTGTAGAAGCTGATAGAATCTATCTTCTTACTCCTCAAGATAAACACAAAAATAAATCCATATTAGATAGTGGAGTTGAAAATGTTGCTGCTCGTACTAAGGGGAGCGTTGTTATTATGTCTGGACATAGTAATAGTGAATCATTGTTAGGTAAACGTATTTACACTCTTTTATTGGACGAAGTTGCATCTTTTAAAAGTACGGGTGGATCGACTTCTGGTGATCGTATTTATTCTGCTCTAACTCCAGCTACTGCAGACTTTCAAAGATTAACTGGAGAATTAGACGACAAAGGTAATCCAGTTAAAGTGCGTGATTCTAAAGTGATTAGTATTTCTTCGCCAAGATCAGAAGAGGGGAAATTATTTCAACTATATAAAACTGCACATGAAGATCCATTTAGATTAGCAGTTAAGTTACCCACTTGGAAAGTAAATACTGCATTTTCTGAAGATTCTTTGCGTATGGAATTTAAACATATGAGTCCTGATGAGTGGAACATGGAGTTTGGAGCTGAATTCTCAGGAACTGCTGGAGAAAAATTCATTGCTGACCATTATGTAGATGAAGCCGTTGAAATTGGAGCAGAATTAAATTTACAGCAACGAACGTGTGGCGTGCCTGGTATGATTTATTATGCTCATTTAGATCCTGCTGCAACCAGTCATAATTATGCTTTAATTGTATTACATGTAGAACAAAGAGTTCGGTTAGCAGAGCGTGAAGGACGAGTCATAAAAGAAAAAACAAAAATGTTTGTAATTGACCATATTATGGCATGGGAACCTATAGCAGGTAAAGCGATTAATGTGTTTGAAGTAGATAAATACATTACTGATTTAGCCAAGGTGTTTAGATTTGCTATGGTTTCTTATGATAATTGGAATTCTCAATCTAGTGTTCAAAAATTACGAAGAAAAGGTATTCCTACTAAAATTACTCCTTTCCGCAAACAATATAAAATGTCCATTTATGATAATTTGCATTATTTGTTGGTTAATCATCAGTTAGCTTTACCTCCTAAGGGACCTTATGCTCAATCTATGATAATGGAGTTAAAATGCCTAAAAAGAATTTACACTCCTGTCGGCTTTAAAATACAACCTAATTTAGAAGCTCAGAAAACCACTGATGATTTATGTGATTGTGTTGCAGGTGCTTGTGCAATAGCTGTTGAAAATATATATACGGGATATCCTCAATCTACTACAGTCAATATGCCGCATTCTCCTACATTGGGATCAAATCAGTCGTGGCAGATAGGACAAGGGGTATACAATGACTCACAATGGCGATTCATGAATAAAAAGTTTGGCTACTAGAAGGAATTATGCACTGTGATACGTATAATTAGTGTTGAAATTCTTTCTCTTGGAGATAGACATGTTTAATATGCAGAAACGCAAACGTACAATAGCTCAACAAATACAGGAAAAATATAACCAGGAAAACAAACTTGGCCCAAAATCTGATGAAAATCCATCTATTCCGGAAAAAAAGTTTCCTCATCGTGATGGATTTGAGCAAACTATAACAGAAGACCAGTTGAGTTCAGAACAAAAATTAACGGATTCTACAACAGCTCAGGTAGTTGAGAAAGAGTTAGAATCCGCTTCATCACCGTTGGTAGATCATCGCAGTGATGCAGCCGAATTGTCCGTTCCACCTATTAACGCAATAGTAGAACAAATTCGTCAAAAACGTTCAGCTGATTACATAGAAGATAAAGATCCTCATTGGAGTCATACATTTAATGAGAAAAAACAACAGGGTTCTCTTCCTAAGTGGAAAAAGAATGCGCCCCAACATGATAAACCTGTCTTAAATAATGACCCTCAGCGTTTTTCAACAACGAAAAATGATATTAAACCTTTGATCGGCAACATTACAACTGCTGATGTTGATAAAGTAGCTCATGGTATCAAGACGGGACGTTCTGCTGATTATGATACTGCCATGTTGGCTATTTTGCGACTCGCTAACGATGAAAGACGCGAGTTAACAGAGATAGAACGACGAACAATTGTAGATTTAAAAATTGCCAGAACTAACAAATTAATGGGAACATGATAACTATAATTAGTAAACAAATTATAGCCTTACGGGGCTCTCCTAGGATATATCAAGAACCATTTGATCGTCTTCAAGAGTGGTTAAGTGGAACTAATCCTATGTCTTCTTCTACTAAAAATCATGATAGTGGGAAACGTCGAGAAGTATTCCCGGATCTTTCTCCTGCAGGACCTGAAGAGATTTCTAAGGGACAAGGTAATAAAGGCGCTCATGATAACGTAGGATCAGGGTACGATAAAGATGTTGATTTATTTGGGGGTCGAGCTGATGATGAGACCGGTCCTGGGAACAATCGTAATTCTGACCCTGAGCAAACTTTTACAGATCATATGACATCAGATTTGGCATTTAAAAACGATTATGATACATCAAGTACTTTAAGTCCATTAAATGAAGAAAGCCGTAAGCGAGATCGTAATTCTAATAATTATCTCATGAGTCTGCAACGACGTCCAAAAGTACAACCAAAAAGAGTTGCTTCTTGGAAACACACTTTCTTGGCGTAATAGTTAAAATTTTTGGTATAATGAACTTGTAATTGCTTAAAGGAGCATGAATATGATAGTAATTAAAGGAACGGATAAAATTAAAGGCGTTTTAGATCTTAATGATGTGGGACTGCAAATAAAAGCGGGTGATACATTTTCTCTTTCTGGAGATCAATTTTATAAACACGGGGTACAAGTTGCTCTTAAAATGAAATTCATTACTTATACCAATAATAATGTTCCAGATCCAGAATCAGATACCATTGTTGAATTACGAAATATTTATGACAGATCTATTACTATTAATGCAATAGATTCTGATGTGCGTCCTGGACAGACGTTTGGTATTTCTGAAGAATTAATAAATAATGCTGATATTCAGGGAGCACTAGCAAAGGGTATGCTTGAGATTGTATCGACCATTAGATCATCAGAATCAGATATGGAATCTGATATAGAAATAGGTGGATTGTTTGATGAGGCTATTCCTGGTCCTATACCTCCGATACGAGAAGAAGCATCAATATTAGAATATAAGACTGACGATGATATGCTTGAAACTAACGACGAATTAAATTCTCCTAATGTCATTGAAGAAGAGCCTGCCAATATAATAGATAACGAAGATCCAGACCCTGTGACTAAATTAGATGTTCCTGATCCTAAGAAGAAATCAGTAGTTTGGAACCCAAATAAAGATCCTATTCCCCATACTCGCAATAAAATGGATTCAGTAGGTGCTAGAAAAGGAGAAATTGGAGAAGTTGATCCATTAATAGAATCTGATGTGAATTTAGGGGATGAAATCTCATTTGTAGACAATGAGCAGGATAAACAAAAACAAGAGTCTCATCCTATTTTAAAAGATAAACCTCAGAAAGATAATAATGACGAGCTTGATTTCATCTAAAATTCTCGATCTCGAAAGTCCTAATCACTGGATTTATGTTTTTGCAAAACTTAATCCAAAGGAGAAAAGCTTTTTGAAGAGGTATTATTCCACATTGTATCCACGGGATTATGTTAAAAAGCTTGTAGCTTATCTGGAAAATAATGTTCAATTTAAAGAGTCACAACACAACGGATGAGTCAGACATTCTCAGGTATGAGTTAGAGAAATGTGATATTATTCCGACCAAACAAGGATATTGGGTTGAAATAGGTGATGAAACATTAGATTTCTCATCTTTGCAGGATGCTAAAAAACATATATTGCGTGGCATTGAGGAAATTCGAGAACAATTATGGGAGTCCTGGAAGGATCTTGCTCAATTATCTATCCGAATTAGTGATGAACCAGGTCACAATTCAGGCAGCCTAAATAATATTCTTTTTTTAAATGCTTCAAAAAAATCATTTTCACTCTCTCTGCTGTTCACTGACTTAGATTTTGCACACGATCAACTGCTTGCTCTTTTGGACACAGATATAAAAACAGTTGATAATTATCTTGTTAAACAATTTAATTTAGAGTATTTTAAAATTCGTTCTATGCATCGTTTGATTATGTCTGAGATGTACAGATGTATGCTAATTGATCGATATTTAACAAAATGTGCTCAGATCTCTGGACCGTGGGCTAATTTAGACTTGCCTATAAAGGAGAGAGTATGGGACTGGAACGAAGGTGAAGATTCATATTTTAAAGATCGTCAAGATTCTAGACGTAATCAGATAAGATATAATCCCGAAAATGCTACTAGTTCGGGATTTTATTTTGTTTGGAATGATCTTACCAGAGATCCGTATAAATTTACAGACATGAAGGAACAGTCTCCTTATAAATCCAGAAGACAACTACTAATTCCTTGATAAGCCAATAGAGGATCTAATATTGCCTTTACAAGAACAAAACAATCAGCGTACTAGGCAAGCATTAATTGAGGAAGCAATTTCTAAATTAAGCCGTTTTGCTAATTTCTATGATATAGATTCTCTTTTTGTAGTTGGTGATTATTGCAGAGAGCATTACTTAGGATCGGTTTGGAAAACTCCTAATATAAATGTTGTTTCTGCTTATAATGATCAGGCATTGCAGCTAGGCGGATTATTTGCTTCTGAATTTATAAAAGTTCCTCCAGTATTTCATAATAAAACTAAAACTACAAGAATGGAATACAAATCTGAGATAGGTTCTATTTTAATAGAGTTTCAGGGTGACAGTGTTAAAACTTATATGAAGTCTGATGATGTAAAGGATTGGATGAAACGAACTGGCATTGAAGATATCCCTTTATTAAATAATATCTATGGCAGAGATTTTACTATCAATTCTCTTATCTATTCTCTTAATAATAAACATATGTATGATCCAACAGATTTAGCTATTTTGAATTTTGACAAAAAGGTTATAAAATCATTATTGCCTCCAGATATGCTAATTAAATGTGATCCATTAGCAGCGTTGAAAGCTATAGAATTCGCAATGTTGTATGACTTTAGAATAGAACCTGGATTACGACATGCTATAAAATTAGCTGGAGTAGATAATCTAAAAGCTAGTTTGAGTGAAAAAAATATTGTAAAAGCAATCGTTAAAATTTTGACAATTAATGCTGAGAAAGGATTAGATATTCTGAAAAATTTAGAACTAGATAGGATATTATTTCATCCTGATGTAAAGAAATACTTAGAAAAAGGGTTTCAGGAGAATTAAAAATGGATGATACACAAATAGTAGATGTTGTTGTTAAAAAAGAGAATCAATCTCTTTTAGATTTTTTACAAACAACTCCATTGGCTAATTTTTTAACTCGACGTCCTTCTATTTCTAGTACAGAAGCTCAAGTGTTATATGACATTTGGAAACAAGGTAATACTAATGAATATGGCAGGCATGTTTTAGATAATAGTGTTGACCCTATTCAAATAGCGACATTGACCACTAAAGGATATGTGCGTAATATTCCAACACATTTAGGTTCTGATACTTTATTGGAATTTACAGACAAAGGGAAAGAGCTTATTAAGAAGATTATATTAAATAAAGAAAAGTCAGCTTTTGAAAAAGAATCCCAAGATGATGATCCGTTTATAAAAAAAGCGTCTAGTAACTACAGAGTAGCTAATAATTGGCTCGGAAAGTCCTTAGCCTAACTATGGAAGTTATATTACGATCAGTTAATAGGAGAGTTAAAAAGCCCATAATTAAAGACCACTATTGGTATGACCCAGAAACTAAACAGAGATTGCACGGACGCGGAGGAAAAATGATTTTTGTTTATGATCCGGGTAAAAAGAAATCTATTCCTAGAATTGTAGATTCTGAAGAATGGGTTTTAGAAAATTCATATGAAGATATTATAACCTTTCTTCGTAAAAAAGGCATAACAATTGTCAATGAGACTCCTGGTCATTTTGTTGTAATTAATGTCAATGCTCAGCATTGGGGTGATATAGAAGATGATTTATACAGGCATAAAATTCCTTATGATTATGATACTAAGGAATTACACAAAGAAACCCGAGGAGAAAAATGGCAAAACTCAATATCGAAATTGCCGATACACCCATGGATTTAGCTAACGGTCTTATGCACAGAACTGAATTAGCTTCTGATGCAGGTATGTTGTTTAAATTTCCTAATATACAAGAAGCAAGATTTTGGGGTAAAAATACATATATCCCCCTAGATATAGCGTTTGTTAAAAATAATGTAATTACTGCCATTAAAAAAATCACTCCTATGTCTACACGTTTAGTTAATAGTGATGGATTTTGCAATGTGGCCATAGAAACTAATGCTGGTTTTTTTAATGAAAATAATATTAAACCCGGTAATAAAATAAAAATTTCAGGCAATACGGTCGAATTTGAATGCTAAAACTTATTAATGCAAATTTAAGTAGATTGGGACAATCATTCATTGATGAATTGGATGATGTAGATTGGGGAGAAGATCCCCGTGCTCGCAAACAAGATAGTCCTTATCTCACTAAAGATACAACCCCTCCTATACCTCATGGACAGCAAGGAGTAATTGGAGACGAGACTTTTGAAGATTTAGAGCCCGGAAGCGCTGAAGAACAGGGCATAGAACCGTATATGGAACCAGACTTATATCCTGAAGCCAGAGATGAAATTCCCATTGGAAATGAAATGCTAGGAATTCCAGAAGGGTCTCAGGAAATTGAATATAATGATGGGAAACAATTAGCTTATGATGGTATAGATAGCAATGAGGTTATTTCATTCGATTATACTAATCGTTTTGGAATATATGCCGGAACAAGAACTGTGGAACCACATTACACATTTGTTGCTACAGAAACAGGAAATGAAGTACTAGTCGGGTATGATCGTGACCAAGGAGATATTCGGGCCTTTATAGTAGGAAATATACACCCATTTGGAGTAAGATATGAGAGTGTCAATTTTACGCCTCGTGGTGAAATAATGAGAGGTATATACTGATGGACAAAGTAATAACAGATCACTTAGTGAAACTGTCAGATAGCCTCGATAAAGCCGGGAAAACCCAGTGCTCTAATGCAATAGATGGATTGATTCAAAATAAATCTATCATAAAAATTGCTCAATATGTAGGAGCCATTGGGTATGTCCTTAAGCAAAATCGAGCTATGTCGAATTGTGTTCGTAAGAAACGAGTTGCTCATTCCGGATCTATGCAAGAAGTTGTACTGGATTGCTTAAAAGAATATCAAGATGGACAGGAGTATGGTAATAACGAGTGGACTGCCAAATATGCTAAAGTTATTGAGCAGACTCCAGAATATTTTGATTCTTTGCATGCTGATTTTCTGAAGATCATAGCAAGCGAGAATAATATATCTGACCATATAACTAAAGCCAAAGAAGCTAGTAGTATTCTTGTAGATAATGAGGTTGAAGATGATTTATTTAAAGCACTTCAAGCAGATTTAAACCAGCTGGATAATTTATTTAAGGAGGGTGACGCAGATCCCCGCCCTTTTAAATTAGCCGCAGCTCCCCGCTCTCAAAGAGGATTATGGAGTAGACTCTTCTCTCCAAGTGGGACAGCACGCGGCGTCCAGAAAGACACTGAATTAGAAATGGATAATATACTAGAAGGCATATCATCCATTGCTATGATGACGCAGCAAATTCGAAATAATATTTCAATGATTCAATATCAAGCAGCATCATTGGGACAATACCCTAACGTTATCTCGGCTGCTCAAAATTTATCTTCGAATGATTGGAATAAAAATTTACAAGCCATACAATCGCTCCAATCTGCATTAGGAACTATAACTCAAGATCCTAGTACATTTAGATTACAAGAATTAAGTTATAATATTTCTAATAATATGAGCAATATATATAGTCAAGTTGAACGAATTCAGAGAAATATGTTTAACTTAAGACAAAGAGATCCTATAAAAGGTAGAACTTATGGGCCTTCTACTGCAGAAGAATTTGGTCAATTAGAAATGGCGTTAGAAAAGTTAATTCGTAATCCTTTTGATGATAAAGCACTATTTTATGCTCAAAAATTACATGGGCGACTGGAAGATGCTCTTAATATGAGACCAACAGAATTAGGCCCAGAATTCCAAGAATGGATTGAAACTCATCCTGGACAATCTCAATTTGAGCCTCAACCTGAATTTGAAACAGAAACCGGGGAAGAAATCCCCGAAGTTGTTAATCAACCTCAATCGCCTTCGGAAGACTTAACAGAAGATACTGCCCAACAGTTGACTCGGCTATTAGGACCAGGTTTTACTAATGCACTTGTTGAAGTTTTGGGAGAAATTGCTCGAATGGACTATGGCAGCGCTTCAGAAGCTCAAAATTTATTAAGTTTAATTCAAGAATTAAATGTATTAAATGCTCCCAATGAAGGAGAAACTAGTCAAGAATCCGAAAATATAACTTTACCGGAATCTGAAGAGCTGGAATTAGGAGATTCAGGTGGCGTTCCTGAAGAAGTTGTGCCAGAATCACAGGAATATGACGCTGATACGATACTTGACCTAGATGACTGGAATAATATTAAAGATCCACGAGAAGCTGCTTCTCGAATGGATACATTAATTAAGATAGCTGATATTGCTGATGTGGTATCACCAAGAATTGCAAATATAATTGACGAGTACATTAAATGCTCTAAACTTAGAAAAACCTAGTATGTTGAAAATAAGAGCATAAAAAAGAAGGAAAGATAACTGTGAGCACACAACTTGTACTACACAGGATTGTCTGTAGAATATTTAATAGGAGAGGAAACGATGGAATTCTTTTCTCATAGAATTGTGAATCCAGTAGGTAATGGTTCAACTTTTGATGATTGGATCAAAAAAAACTTTGTTAAAACATCTTCCGAGGCCAAACCAGAATGCGAAGATGATCCTCGTGGCCAGTGCAGAGGCCAAGTTATCAATAATGATAACGAGGAAGGTGCGCATTCATACCAAGAGGGCGAATCAGTAGACGGTAAGCCAGATCAATCTGAAGGTTCTAAGAAAGAATCTAAGAAAGGAAAGGAAACCGAAGCAAGCTCTGATACACCTATCAAAGAAGCTGATTGCGAGAAAGAAATGGGTGAATCCAATAAAGCAGGAGATGTTACCGAGGAACACTCTGATGCTGCTAGTGCAGATGTAGGAGAAGCCAAGGTAGAGCAGAACATTAATAATGATCCCAATTATCAAAAGGGCGAGTCTACTGATCCTGGTAAAGTTGATGGCAAAAACAAGAAAGAATCCGCTGTAAAAAATGCATCATCTAAAGGATTTAAGAAAGTAGCCTCAATGGGTCATAAAGAGAAACTTGAACTGTTTGCGTATATGACGTCACAGAAAACCAAATCAGGTGCTCCTGCCTGGCCTATGGAATACGTAGAAGCGATGGTTGGAACTACTTATGCTAATTTAAAAGACGATGAAAAAGCATGGTTCCGTAAATTCTGGGAAACTCAGTACCCTGACTCGTATGTAGCTGAAATGGTTAAGGATCGTTAAAAAAAGAGGATTTTATGTCTATTATTCCTACAGGAAAACGAAGAGACCAGGTAAAACAAGGAGACTATAAATATGACAGTCTGTTTGGTAATGACCTGTTCGAGAAAATAGCAATTACTGGAGAAATGGATTTGAAAGAATCTCCTCCAGTAAATCCAACTGCTCCTACAGAGTTACAACAGGCTACCAATCAAGGTACCCTAAACTTTGATCGTGGTATGGGAGCTAATCCGTTTCAAGACAAACGACCTGAACAGAATGTTCAAAATAACCAGCATAGTCCATTTTTAACTGATACTGGTGAATCTTTAAGTGATGAAGATGCTCAAGTAAATCAAGGACTATTGCATGAGCGTCAAAAAATTATGAATGTTTTGCAGGGTGGCGGATTTATCATGGATCTCAGTAATGCTGGTAAAGATGGTGCAATTAATCTGAAATTACGTCCACAGCCAGGACTGCAAATTACACCAGAACATTATGAGCGTTTGTTACAAAGTCTCGCTAAGGTTGGCATAAATCCTACACAGATTTCTGATCCAGATCCGAATACAGGAGCGATGTCAATTAGCTATAAAACAAATATAGAGCCCGAAAAGGTAACCAAGCCAGGCAGATAATAAGGAATAAATAATATGAAACTATCAGGACATAAATATGATAATGACGTCTTTAATAGTCTTTTAGATGGACTTTCCAAAGATGTTGAACTAAAGAAAAATGCTCAAACTATCCCAGAGGCCAGTGAAGATCTGTTCTCTTTCTCTTCAACTACAGCTGAGAATATGAGCGATGTGCAAGTAGATCAGTTGGAATTCGTAGCAAATGAATTGTCTTTTGCAGCCGAAAAGGCTAAAATTGCCGTTAATGCTGAAGACTTAGCTAAATTTGCTTCAATTATTCAACAACAGAATATACGAGGGAAAAATATTGAGCGAGCTGCTCAAAAATATTGTAATGAAATTAATCGCGAAGTCGAATATTCTGGTACTACACGCATGAGTGGTCAAGAATTAATTGACAAGTTGGCATCTCATAAAGTAACCCCAGCAGGCTACGATCCACAACATGGAGCAAACGATAGCCAGACAGGTAAATTTATGGGATCAATTCGTAATCCTAATAGCGTATGGGATACCGACGCTCTAGAAAAGCAATCTCAAGTCGCATTGGGTGACGAACAAATTAAGGCTAGTAAGAAGTTACACGAAGAGCATAGAACTGCTATGAAAACAGCTCAATGGGAAGAATTACAAGAGAAACATTCTGATCCAGAGCAAGTACATAAGGGTATCAGCAATACTGGAACTTCAGAAACTTCTGAAACCTCGAATCCTAAATTAGCTGCAAATTCTATGAGTATGTTTAGCTCTGATAGAGATTTCGAAAATATTCCAGAACAAACTCTTGGAGAAGAAATAATCGCTCAAGCAGAAGCTAGAGCAAATAAGAAAATTGCTAATGATGAATCTCCACAAATTCAAAAGCCCATGAATACCAAAGATGTTTTAGGTAAATTTTTTGAGTAATAAGGATGGATGAATGTTCAATTTGGAAAAACACAACCAAATACCATCAGAATCCATCGAAGGAGATATAACCGGTGCGTTTGATGACTTAGAGGGACAATATCAAGGAGAGCCTGTCGAAAGTACATCAGATGAACTTGTTGATACTGTAGATGATGCTCACCAGCAATTATTACTACAACAAGCATCAAACGTTCCTATTTGGCAATATTTTTTAGATCTAGAACAAGAACATCCAGAATTAGCCCCTGATATACAAGCAGTAAAAACTCAGTCTGGAATTCAAGCATTAGAAGACACAATGAATCCGGCAGCTATTAGAGCTTTATATGATCAACTGGAAAAAGCCAATATAGAGGCAACATCTACATTATTGAATGAGACTACTGATAACGTATTTTCGAAATCTGCTATTCTCAACGCTGCCAGAAAAGCTCAGAATGACAGAATACGAAATGTACAAACTCCAGAAGGTTTACCTCTTTCTGCTTTTAATATCAAACAATATAAAAAAGCCCAAATGGGATCATCTAAATTCCCGGTAGTAAATTTAGGAGATTTTATTACTAAATTTGCTGATGATCTTTTATCTTGGGATGGTGATCCAAGAACACCAGAATCGCAGTTAGCAAAATTAGCTTATGAAGAAATTAGAAATGCAGTAAGTCCAGGATTTGAAGAAGAAGCTAATAGTATTTTAGAGACTATTATTGAGTTGGATCCCATTACAGGACACTCGGATGCCGAAAAGAGCCTTATGAAAATTTATGATGTAATGCTAGCTCCAATGGCAAAGAATGAATCAACTCAAGAAATGTCGTCTCAAATAACTCCAGAAATGGAGACTATGGAGCCCATAATGAGTCAAAATGAACCAAAAGGAATTGTCATACATGATCTAGCAGAACATGTTACAAAAGAATCCTCTAATAACAATATGACCAAAACCGCAGCTGATCAATTTGGTCAGCAATATCTATTGTATGGACCTACAGAGAAACGCATTTGTCCTAAGCTGCGTGGGAAAAACCTAAGTGTTGGTGATGTAGTTTCAGAATATACTTGTCGCCATCATTGTCCAAATGGAATCTGTATAGATGACAATAAAACCATTTGCGGAGAAGCACTTTGGCGAGCAAATGCAATGGACAAATTCTCTCGTGAATATGTAGATGCTGATGGAAATATTCAAGGTGGTTATTTTAATAAACGATTTGAAATAAATAGAAATGTCCCCGAAGAAAATAAGATGCGTCTAAAGCCAGGCGAAACACGCAAACCACGTCCTGCATCCCAGGGTAATTTAGAGTCTAGAATGCAAGATATGCGAAATAAAGAAGGGCAATCTAGAGACTATCGACCTAACTCCGACACTAGCAAACCATTTAATTGGAGTAAAGATGTTGATCAAAATAATGTTCAACAAAATCAAACAAAACGCGATGCCCGCGAAAAAAATAGCGGACATCAATTAGTCCAATATACTAATAGAAATGAAGGCGAAAATAATCCCAAAAAATTAGCCTTTAATTTGAAAGCCCAGAAAACAGCTAGATTATCACAGAAACCTAAAGATCTAAAACAAACACATAATCCGCATCCAGCTGATACTCATACTATAGAAGTAAATCCATCAGCTGCTCATGCTAGACAACCAGCAGATATAGATCCAAGAAAACAAACTCTAGATCAAGGTAAACCTATGGCTAAAAAACATTCTTTTAATCTAAAACAAGCAAAAGAATCAAAGACTTGTTACGAAGGAGAATGCTGGGATGTTAATCCATGGGCGATTTGCAATAAATCAACCGGAGGCAAAAGCAAAGGTAAAGAAAAATTTGAACGTTGTGTACAAGAAGTAAAAAGTAAAAATATGCCCGAGGAAGATTCCCCGAAAGCTGATAAAGAAGCTCAATTCTCATTAATTGAGTGGACTAAAAATCAATCCGCAGATAGTAATTCTAAAAAAAAAACTTAGCGAATAGTTCCTCTAAGTCTGCTCAAACCTTAAACATCGAAATTAAAGGCAAAAGAATGGGCGTACACCCAAATTTTGCTCATGAATTCCTGGATGCTGAAAGTATGCAAGAATTTTTGCAAAACCTACATGATGACGAATGCTGTATAATTGAACAGCACGGAAATGATCTAGAGATTTTACAGGCTCTAAAAAATCGAGCTGATGCAGACGTGCAGGAAAGTACAAAATCGCTTGTAATGGATGGCTAAATTTCTATTACAAATTTTAGAGAACGGATAACAAATGTCTAACATAATTCTACCTGATGATCCCGAATTTAATAAGCCTATTATTATGGGAAATCCATTTGAAGTAGATCCTACACAAGATCTTAATAAACAAGCTATTACCCCAGGAACTAAACAAGCCGAAATGGATCGTCAACGAGCAGAAAATCCACATATATTTAAGTATGCTAATACCTTGCCTAGCTCAAATCCTGAGTCGTGGCAAAATTCTATGACTAAAATTAGCCAATCTACTGGTGTGAGTAATATGATGACTCAACCAATGTGGTTTTCTCCTTTGCATACCCCCCAAAACTGGCAAGTAGCCAGCAAGAGACGTGAAGTATATCAGTGGAGCTTCGTACCAGATCACTGTTATTTGCTTAATTATGGGGATTTTTCACTATTAGATATTCAAGATGTATATACAAAACATAAGAATAACCAAACTATGTATATACAAAACAATAAAGGTGAAAAGGCGAGTCCAGATATATGCACGAAAAGATATGTAGAGAAACAAGTTAACACATTAAAAATTATGGGTGTTTCTCATCCATTAAAAGTTACTCATGATCATAAATGCATGATTATTAAACGAGAACATGTTAAATGTACAAATGTAGACTCTCCAGGATGTCTTAAAGCCAAATGTGATTTACGACGTGCAATTGATTATAAAATATCTACAGTTAATGCCGAAGATGTGAGGAAGGGTGATTATGTTTTATGCCCATTCTCTACTGAAGTAAAAGAATCAGTCATAAAAACTAAAGAACAAGCTAGGTTTGCTGGACATGTGGCTTCAGATGGCTATGTTTCTAAAAAGGAATCTGGAGTTAGTATATTTTTACATCCAGATGAAGAAGAATTTGTAATGGATTCTGTCAAGCCTATATTTGATTCATATGGATCCAAAGCGAATCTTCAAAAAGATACTCGTAGTAAACAGCTTATGTCAATGCGCAGCGGAAGCAAACAATTGCATGTCTTTGCATCTAGTTTAGTCAAGGGTTCAAACATACACAAGAAATATACTGATCAAGTTATGCTCCTTGATCCGAAACTACAGTTACATGTATTAGGAGCTTATATACAATCTGATGGTTCATATAATAAAGTAAATGAGCAAATAGAAATAACTACATGTTCAAAACATTTAGCTAGCCAGTTGCAAATAATGTTCTATAGATGTGGAATTATGGCGTTTGCTAGTAGACAGCCAAGAGGGATTAAAAATGGATACAAGACTAGTAATTCTCATTATTATATGATTAATGTTCCTAAAACATATGTATATATGTTGAAAGATTATGTTCCTGGAAAAATCCCAGAAAATGTATATGAGCCAGTTGAAAAAAGTATATACAAAGATTCAAAATTCAGGGGCAAAAGCAATATATATTTCAAGAAAGATGAACATGAAATTCATCGCATTCAGAATAGATTTTTCTGGAAAAATTATGTTGTAACTCCTGTTGTATCAAACACTTGTGAAGATTATAAAGGTGATGTTTATGACATTCGAACTCCTCCTACTTTTGCTATCACGGCAAATGGAATAGCTATTCATCAGTGTCGATTCTTCTATGAAGGAGAGCCGAAAGTTGCTGCTGCTATAGATTTTTATTGTTTCGCTCCTGAAACTCAAATTCTTATGGCTAATGGCTCTCAAAAATCTATTTCATCTATCGAACCTGGAGATGAAGTAGTATCACATTCAGGAAAAATTAACAAAGTAGCTAAAACTTTTGTTAGAGATGCATCTGAAGATATTTTGGAAATTCATTATTCTGGATCTAGTGAAATTCTGAGGGTAACATATGGTCATAAAATATTAGTCGAAGATAATGATTCAACAAAATACGTACAAGCACAAGAATTAAAGGTAGGAGATTATCTTTTAACTCCAATTAATCATCTTAATCTTGATCATGGTAGTGAACATGTAAAGAATTTAGATGGATGTGATTATATTTATCAGGAAATAAGAGATATAAATCATTCTGAGTTTGTTGGTAAATTATATGATTTAGAAATAGAAAATGATCATTCTTACATAGCTAATGGAATAGCATGTTCGAACAGTCGCTTTCCTATGAATGGCTTTAAATTAGAATGCACTGACCCTAAAATCCTTAAATTCTTTGCTCATCATATTGTTAAAAAATTACATCTAAATGAACGATTTAAAGAAATATCTTCCGAATACTATATGCTCGGTGATGTGTTTGTACATACAGATATTCAATGTGATATTTGCGGAGGTACAGGAGAAGATCCAGATACTGGCGAACGATGTGATCATCCAGGAGGAAAACTCAGCCGTATCTTTATTATGAATCCAGATTGGATAGAAGTACAAAGGTCCCCTTTAACAGATGAACCACTGATTGTATTAATACCTGACGAAGAATTACAACAAATAGTACATAAACGTCAACCAAAAGCAATCTATGATAGAATACCAGAACACTTAAAAGCTCTTATTTTATCTAGAGCACCTATTCCATTATCGAATAGAACAATATCTCACCTAAAACATATGTCAGTGCCTTATGGTACTTATGGTACCTCTATAATCAGAAGACTTTTTACTACTTTGGCTTACAAAACGAAGATTATGACTGCTAACTGGATTGTAGCTGAACGACTTATACTTCCTGTGCGAGTAGTAAAAATAGGTAGTGACGCTCGTCCTGCTGCTACTCAAGATATTGCTGATGTACAACAACAATTGGCAAATGTTGCCAATGACCCTAACATGACAATAGTAACCCACCATAACTTCGAGTACGACTGGTATGGGACTTCTGGAAAAGTTCTTCAAATTACTCAGGAGATGGAACACATTGATAAAGAGTTGTTAGATGGCTTAATGCTTAATCAAGCCCTTTTAAATGGCGAAATGTGCCATTCTGAAGATACTGAGGTACTTACAGAAGATGGATTCAAAACATATGATGAAATAACCAATGAACAGATTATGTGTTTTGATAGCACCTCTTCATGTATTAGGTTAGAACCTCCTTATAAATTACATGTCTACGATTATGATGATGAATTGATTCATTTCTTGGGAGAACAATTAGACATTATGGTTACTCCACATCATAAGATGTTGGTTAGATCCCCACATGGTGATAAATGGACAACTATCCTTGCTAAAGATGTAAAACCTGGAATGAGGTTTTTGGCTCATTCTGAGTATCAATGTAACTCTTATGCTGAAGACAGAATTTCAATTGATGAGACAATCAGTATTGCTCCTAAAGACTTTTTTGAATATGCAGGATATTATTTATCTGAGGGTCATATGTCATGCCAGAAGAGCAATTATCAGATTTCAATATCACAGTTGAAAAAATCGTCGGTTTTACAAACTATGTCATCTTGTGTTAGTAATATGGGTATGAATTTTAGCGAGTATGATTATGATGACAGAACTACAAATTCTATTACTATCTGCAATAAGGAATTTGTACAATATATGAAAGAGAATTTTGGAACTCATGCAGAAAACAAAAAAATACCAGCTTGGATGAAAAATTATCCTGTTGATTATTTACATATACTGTTAAAAGCCCTGGTTGATGGTGATGGACATACAACCAAGCATAAAAATACAGAGAATCATGTTTATACTACTATATCAGAAGAATTAGCAGACGATGTGCAAGAAATAGCATTTAAATGTGGTTATAATGTAAGAAAAGCAATTCATGTTGATAGGACCAAAAACATAAATAGCAAAAGTCGATTATTATATAGGGTAAAATTCAGTAAAGGGACATGGAGCAAGGGAAACGAGCCACGACTGAAAGAGCATCATATAAATAAAGTTTCATATAAAGGCAAAGTTTGGTGTTTTACTACTTCAACTGGATTTTTTGTAACTCGCAGGAATGGGAAAATGACCATTCAAGGAAATAGCGGTTACCAGTCAGCTCAAGTAGGTGTTGAAACTCTTATTCGTCGCATTGAATCATGGCGACATACATTAGCTGAATTTGCCGAAGAAAGAATATTTAAACCTGTAGCAGAAATGCAAGGATTTGTTAATGAAAAAGAAAGTGAAGAAGTTGGTGAAACTGTCTTCATGTATCCTACTATTAAATGGAACGAATTAGAATTAAAAGATAAAACTCAATTCCACCAGTTGCTCAATCAATTACATGACAAACAAGTCATTTCCACTCAAACTTTATTAGAAGAGTTTGGATTTGATTATGATCAAGAAGTTATGCGCATGCGTCACGAGCAAGCTCAAGCTGGACCTGCTGGAGCAATGCTAGGTGGCGGTGGTGGAGCTGGAGGAATGCCTATGGGTGGAGGAGGAATGCCTGGAGTAGGCAGTCCTGCTCAAGGTGGCATGCCAGGAGAAGGTATGGACCCCATGGGTGGTATGGGAGGTATGGGTGGAGGCATGGACATGGGTGGTGGTGGCATGCCTGGAGCTGTTGCGGAAGGTGGAAAAATTACAAAGAAGGGTAAAAGTAAAGCTTCAGAGGAAGCAGAAGCTCCACCTATGATGCCTATAAAACTCACCAAGATTGAACAGAAAATGGCAGGAATGCTAGAAGAAGTAGCTAGTACTATGGGTTTCTCTCCTGCTAATATTCGCATGCAATTCCCAATTGAAAATCCCAAAGGTGGAAAACCCTTTACTATGGATTTTGCTCTTCCTCCATTGAAAATAGATATAGAAGCAGATGGTGAATTACACATGATTGCTGGACATGCAGAACATGATCAGGAGAGGGATTATTTATTAGCTCAGCGTGGATGGACAGTATTAAGATTTGATGACAAAGTCATAGAAGAGGCTCCTCATCACGTCAAAGCAACTATTAATTCATATATTACAAAAGCAATGCAAGCTCCATCTAAAACGGCATCTACAGACAATGACCATACAGTTGGTTACTTCTCTTATAGAGATGGATCACTAAAGGATTTAGGTAAAAATGCCCAGAAGTATTATGAAGGATTTGAGACCAGAGAACAAATTCATACTTCTGAACCAGTAGGGTCTCGTTCTGCGGAAGAATATTTTGCTACAGCAAGGAAAGTTTAATGTTAGAAATCGAAGCTTCTAGAAAACGTATTAGAGATCGTGGTATTCATTGGGAAGAACATTATCACGAAAAATCTAAAGCTATGAAAAAGAAATTCGAGAAAATGTTACCCAAATCATATTTTCGCTGGGAAGGCATGGATCATACAACGGGTCATCCTTATTATGTTGTTGTAGGACCAGCTATTTCTCAAAGATATGGTAAAATGTTTTTTGCGGGCATTAAAAAAATGCCTAAAAATCCTAAAAAGAAAGCATACAGTCCAACTGGTAAGTATTTTCCTTCTTTGCGTGGAGCATTAAGTCATGCAACAGAAATGTGGGGCATTCGTTTTCCTCAGGATGCTGGAGCTTATACAAAGAATGATTTAGAACCCCTGAATATTCCACGACATATGAAAGGCATGGAGTCTCCAAATGGCTAAACGAATAGAAGGCAAAGTTAAAACTTTTTTGTTTAAAGAAGCTCACAATCGAAGAGAGCACCAAAAACAACAGTTTATAAACAAGTTTCTGTTTCATGAAGCAGAAGATCGATTTGCCAGTGTATTAAAAGAAGCTATGCCTCGTGGTGCTGGTCAGTCTACACTAAAGAATTCTGGATGGAATACCGTTTGGGACTGGTCTTTCCCAAGCGAACGAGTAGAACAAATTCGACAGGAAATCGAAGAAGAGTTTAGTCCATATTTTTATGACATTTTGCATGGTAAGCACAAACCTATTAAAGCAGGAATCACTATTAGTGATGATAAGAAACAGTCTTCTGACGATGTCCAAGATGGTTCTATCTATTTTAGATTTTCTTATCGTCGAGCTGTAGCTCCCTTGCCAAGTGATGACCCAACTCAGCAAGCAGCTCATGATGTCTCACAAAATGCATTAAATACTCTTAACGAAATTCTTCCCGGATTTCGAGAATTTGCTGATGCAATAGAAGCGAATAACGTGCCTTTGCAGCCTTATCACTATGGGGGTGATTTTAGCACTGCTTCCGGGGGTTTAACTGAAGGTAGAAAAGAATTTCTTTTTGATTTCATTAAACAAGAACGCCAAAGGCATTCTCAAGGTTTAGAAGGGGCACAAACTTCCACTTTTTACAGACAACATGAAGCAATGTTAGATGAAACAGGGGATATTCCTATATCTACTAGACAAGCTAGAAAGAAGATATTCTCCAACTCAGACATTCCAAATGTTGCTACTTTTAATGATTTATTTAGAGCAATTCAGTTTAAAGTACAAGATGGTTATACGCTCAATATGCCTGAATTAACCCGAACTGTAAAAGGGCTAATTGATGAAAGTTTACAAAAACATCAGCTAGATGTACAATCTCAAGATCCTAAAGAACGAGGATATATTGATACGTATAAATATTTTTATTTTACTTTGTTTAAAGATATTACAACTTGGTTTGAAGCCTTTGCCACAAAGGGAACTAGTCCGACTAATGTAGATGTAACACTTCAAGAATTACGTTTAGCTTTAGCTCATTTAACAACTCCTACAGCCAATGGACGACATTCATTAGAACCTGATCAGTTTTCTTTGTCTACTCGAACCCCATATTATAGTAACGGATGGGATTCTTCACCTAACAATGCTCGTCAAAAAATGCTAACTTTGCCTCCTTTGAGACAATTACCAGATGGGGAGGTTCGATATGATCGCGGCAATGGAAACATGGGATATGATCATTTAACGTCCAACTGGAAAGATGGAGTAGAATTATTTTTAAGTAATTGGGGACCAAAATGCCACGAATGGTATGAGATCTTAAGCACAGGAAATGCTAATGAAGCATTATCTACTCAGTCACCAGAAACTTTTGATGCGTTTCAAAATGTTTTTAATAATAGAACCAGTGCAGAAAATGTTTTGGATATTATAGCAAAATCACAAGGCAACTGGGATGATTTCAAACAGAATCATTTGGATAAATCTTTTTACAGTGAAATAAGAACTGTTTATAATGGAATGAAGGTATTGGAGGCAGAAAAGCATTTAGACCCTTCTCCGGTTCGTCATAAATTCCCTATACAGGCAAATCCTGATTCTGATGTATTACAGCAAGTAAATGAATATGCACAACAAATGTTATCTTTGTCTAAATCTAGTATCGAATATGCAACTGAAATGTTTGATGCTTTAAATAAAAATCTTATTGCTCTGTATTCTAATCAAGAGTTGGATTGGGACACTTTAACGCTTGCTCTTAAACAACTTAATGATGCTAGGAAATTAACAAATATTAAAATTAATCCTCAAGATACTACCAAAGCTAATAATTGGGTTGGTCAAACTCAAGAAGATGCAACCTATAAAATGGATGCCAAAGGATTTGAAGCTTTTAGGAATTTTGGGTATTCTACAGCAAAAATGATGGATTTCTTATCGGCCGTAATGACTCGTTGCTGCGTTGAACAAGTCAATACTCGCGAAGATGGCAATCCTGAAACTTTTTATGGACATCAATATTCAGGTAGCTCAGGTAAGGGTCGTGGAGGAGAAATTATATTATCTGTTCGTTATGCGTTTAGTGCTCCTGAACTTAGTCAAGATCCGAAAATTATCCAACAAGTAAGAGATGAGCAACGCAAACGACATGTTAGAGCACGATCTAGACTGCAACGACAAACAAAGTTCCCAGAACATGCAGAACCAACTGGGAGATTTGCTGATCCTAATGATCCAGAAAGCGAAGTGGGTATTTTTGAGCCTCTTCCTAATGAACAAACTCCTATTGTTACTATTGTAGAAAATGTGGAATATTTTTTAGGACAAGCAGCTGGAAAACGTCGATTTGCTAAAACTATTAGACATGGTTTGCCCTGGCGTCATATGATTGATCAATTTATGCTGATGTACCCAGATGTTGGCGACCAATTAGGCGTTATATTTGAACCTATGAATGCTGATCTTCAACGTCTAGAATTGTCTTGTAAAAGAGCTATTGATAAAGTACGACAAGGAATAGAAGTTCACTATACTAATGATGATGGAGAAACTACAGTATTATCTAGTGATCAATTACAGTCAGAATCGTTAGAATTAGGTGATATTCCTGAAGTGGAGACAGAAGCACCCAAGTCTCCGGAAATTCCGGTTACTTCACCAGGAGTAGCACAGCCAACAGCTCCAGCAGTTCAAGAAATTCCTGTTCCTGAAATGGAAGTAGTTGATCAACAGCCTGTACAAACTCAAGAAGAAAATGTACCTCCTAATGTTGTTAAATCAATGCCTTCAGTAAATTTTGTTGGAAAGAATAGAAATAACAATCGTCAATTATTAAGATCTCATTCGCATGTATTAGGAAGCGTATCAGAGAGATTTATCAGATCCGCAAATAAATTAGATGAAATCGGCGAAACAAAAATTGCTGATAAAATAGATGTACTATTGTCTAAAATCCAGGAAGAAAAAATATGATAGAAAAACGAGCAGACTATCAAGTGGTTGATGCTCAACCATTAAATACACCCAATTTTAGTGAAAGCTTTATAAAAGATCAAGCGCTAAAAGTAGATGCAACTGTATTAGCTGATACTCTTACTAAGATTGCAAATTCATCAAAAGAGTCTAGTGATAAAAGTGGTGATGCAGCAGAATCACCAATATTTGATCTAGAAGCAGAAATTTCTAGTCATCCAGATTCATTGTTTATAAAATGCTTTGCCATTAAAGCCAATGAAACTAATGAAAATGGTGATTATTTCTCTGTGGAAGAACTTATGAAAGCTACTCCTACTTTTGTGGGAGTGCCACTATTTACTAATCATGCTAATTCAGATATAAATGAAGCTCGTGGTAAAGTTGTCCATTCGTGGTGGGATGATGAACAAAATGGAATTATGATTATTGGAAGGGTTGATGCAGCTGCTTATCCTCAATTAGCCCGTGGTATAAAAGAAGAATATGTAGTTGGAACAAGTATGGGATGTTTTACTTCGAAGTGTCGCGTTTTAATGGCTAATGGGACCTATTTACCCATTTCTGAAGTCCAGGATGGCGACTTGGTATATACACACAAAGGAAGAACTCAAGAAGTTCTTAATGCTCAGATTCGATATAAGAAAGAATTTATTAAGCAAATATCATTTGAAGGCTATTCTTCTGTTTTAGAAGTTACAAAAGAACATCCAATTCTAACTTTGAAAAATCCTGAAGATTCAGAAAATTTTTCTTCAGAAAATTTAACTTGGACTAAAGCTCAAGATTTAGGCGCTGGTGATTCTGTTTTGGATAGCGGTAATGTATATACAAAATCTGATGACTCAAAAAATAATGTATATACAAGTTCTGGATCGTATTTACTTCGAAAAATTAAGAAAATAGATAACCTGTTTTATGAGGGTCCAGTATATAATCTACAAGTAGCAAAAGATAATTCATATGTAGTGGAAGATGTTGCTGTTAAAAACTGTCAAGTACAATACTCACTATGCTCAATATGCCATAATTACGCTGAAACTCCCGATCAGTACTGCTCTCATATAAGAGAACAAAAAACACGAGAAGTACATGCAAGAAAAGTTGAATGCGCATATCACAAACACGGCAATGAAGAACAATGTCCAATCTGTGGAAGCAGAAAAGGAGAAAAGAAAGTTTTTGCAGTCAGTAGCAAAGCATTTGAGTACAATTATGGGATAAAATTTATCGAGAATTCCTTCGTAGTCAACCCTGCATGCCCAGATTGTGGAGTTACAGAAGTTATTGATCCTCATAAACTTCTAGCAAAAATTGCTGACATTCAAGCAGCATTACCAAACCTTTTGAAAGTGGCTGCCGAACAAGATATGTTCTGCTCAGATAAACAATGCGTTAAATTAGCAGGACAAGCAGAATTAGATAGCCTAAACCAAGCCTTAGATCTTGTAAGTTCTGTGTCCCAGTCTATGTTATCTCAAAAAGAGCAATTAGATCTGGAATTTTTAAGTGATTTAGTAAAAGTGTTAGCAGATCTGCAAACCGTTGTTGATGAATTAACAGAACAAGGATATGGAAGGTTGCAATCTCCTAGTGGTGTTGGTGCTGATACTGATGAAATTCAAAAACCAACTGGACCACCTATGGGTGATAATGTTACTCGATCAGTACAACCATTGAATCCTACTCCAGGAGGCGGATCTAAGATTCAAACAGGACCTGCAGGACAAGTAGGAACTGTTACAGGTCCTATGGCTCATAAAAAATTATTGCAATTGCAAAAATTAGCTACCAATCTAATTAAACGAACCGAACATAAATTTGAAATACCAGACCTGCAAATAAGTCAAAAAAATATCAAATTAGCGTCTCAACGGCGTAAAAAGAGATTAAATTTGCGAATGAAATTGGACACAAAATAAACCAATAATCATTTGACACCAAATTTATGCAGGATATAACCATTTAAAAAACTAACACATGGGATACGTCTACATCTACACACATTCGTGTGGACAAAGAATATATAATTTGGTTGAGTAACAAAAATAGGAGTCCTACATATGCTCGATAATGACCAGAGACAAGCGTTAATGGAAAAGCTTCGAAATAAGGTTAAAAAAGCCAGTTCGAATATTTCCACCAAGGTTGAAGCCCAAAAAGGTGATTTCAAAGTTGTCGTAGCATCAGATTCTATTGATTACTTTTATAAGACTAATAAAGTTGGCACAATGAAAGTCGCTGGCTTTGATGACGAAACAATTGAACTAATCAATGCTGATGCCAACGAAGCAGCTCACGAAATGCTCGAAACATTTGCAAGCACTTTCGACACTCAAGAATTCACGAAAGAAGCTGCCCAAACTAAAGAAGCAGCTCATGAAACGTTAGATGAACATACTTGGCAGATGACTACTCAAAAGCAATTGGATGAACAGAAAACTGCCCTGCACCCCAGAAAAGACGAACATATTAACAATATCACTCAAAAACAACTTCCTGAAAATGGAAAACGTCCCGGAACTTACGAAGAAGTAACCGAAGCCCAGATGGCTCAAGAAAAAACAACTTTCTATAACGAACCTTTAGATGCATCTCATAGAGTATTAGAAGACCGCAATATTGTCACAGAAGGTCAATTGGACGAAGGCGTTGCAACGTACTCCGATGAAGGACAGACAGAACGAGGAGAAATGAGTGCAAAATTTGATGGAGATTTAGCGAAACAGTCACATATGATTGGTGAAAAACAATTAGCCGAATTACTGAAACATCACGAATGGACAGAGCCCCTTACAATTACTGAAGGTAAGGATCAGCTGCCCAAACAAGATGGTGAACTCGGACGAATTACAGCAGAAACTGCAAAGAAAATCGTCACTTCTGCTCTTAATGCATTAGGAAATACAATTATTGCTGCTGGAGTAACTCCTGCAAATCTTTCCAACATCGTTAATAAACTTATCTCACATGCTAGTAAATATCCAGTATTAGCAGATACTCTTAATAGATATGCACAGTCAGATGTTACAACTATTAATGAAAAGGTTGCTAATGCTCAATATTTTGGGTTAGTAACTAATGCTAATCAGAATTTAAGTGATACACTAATTGCTGATATATTAGTTCGGCAGTTAGCCAAAATTGCAGAAGACCCCAGACACATTGTTAAGGGTCTTATTTCTTTGGCTCAGTCGGAAGATTTTGAAACCAAAATAGATGAAGCCGCAAAACTTAATATTACCGAACAAACTAATGATAATGTTAGCTCAGATGAAGATCTCGAAGTTTTTGCTAGCGTTATTAAGGGCGATGACCAGAAGCCAAAAATCGAAGGAAGCGCCAAAGAAGACGGACTTTATCAATATGCCGGAAAAATAGATGAAGTTAAAGCCGATGTCTCAGATAGAGACGTGTTTGTAAAAGCAGCTTCAGACTATGCCAAAGAAGTCATTGCTACTAATGTAGATACAGAATTAAATCTTAATCCACTATCAATCGATGTAAATGAAGAATTAGGTACTTTTAAAATACAAATGAAAGATGCTTCGTTTGAATCAGATTCGTTAGAAGCAAGAGCTGAAAAACGCAGAGAACTCGTTAAAGAAGCTCAGTTTGGTGGCGGTGGCGGAATGCCTCCAGCCGGTGGAGATCAAATGGGTAACCCAATGGCACCTCCTGGAGGAGGAGATATGGGAGCACCACCTCCTGGAGAAGCATTCTCACAAGAACCTCCTCCTATGGAAGAAATGCCCGACGAAGGAATGGGTGGCGAACCTAAACCTCCTGGAAGTATCTGTAGCGTATGTGGATCAGAAGACGTAGATGTGGATAATGGAGAATTTAGATGTAATAGTTGTGGAGCCGAAGGTGATATTCATGTTAGATTAGATATCAAGAAATGGCCTGATACTATCCACGAAACCGAACAAGAAGAAGAGCCAGGATTCGGACTCGGAGCAGAAGACGAACAAGGTATCGGAGGAATGGAAGAGCCAGCTATGGGTGGAGAAGGCGAAGGTACTACAATGCCAAATATTCCTATCGCTGCATCCGTAAGAGTAACTCCTCGTTTGTTAGAAAAAGTAGCAGAACAAAAAATCGAAATGGGTTCTGTTTGTCCTAACTGCGGTGGACATAATACCGACGTATTCAAGAGCGCAAATACAAAGGGTAAACATGGTATTTGCTGGGATTGCTTGCAAGAATACAACTATCAAGTGAAAGCTAATACCAAAAAGGCTCATCAAGTTTATGCCCAGTTTACATGGATTCCAAAAACTGCAGAAAAATGTACTACATGCAATAGATTGCGTACCTCTTTTGTTAAGTCTTTGGAAGATTATGGCATGAAATTCGATGAATTTAATAGTCTTAATAGCATTAAAGAAAAAGCTAATATTATTTTAGCTATGAATAAGGCAGGTACGCTGAATATCAAAGAAGCCATGACTGCCCCACTATCTATTAATAAATATGCGGCTACATTTAAGCAGAAATTTGAGAAATTCCCAAGTGCTTCATGCATGGAAAGAATTGCTCGTAGGTTTGGAGAAAATGCAACCGCCATGGCAGGACCTTGCCAAGGTAAACCTCTCGCAGATTGCGTTTGTGGACAATTAGAGAATTTAGGAATTTACACAGACGGACTGGCTGCCAAGGTAGCTCACGTTATGGGTAGCGAAGATCCAATGGTTAATAGCCCAAGTGAAACCTGCGTAAAAATGTTTATTAATGATAATTATAACGTCAAAGAAGCATGTACTATCTGTGATGGACTCAGAGCAGCAGCTGCTACCGACGAAGAATTAATGATTGAAGCAATTGCCCAAATGAGCCCATTCGCTAAACCTGCTCCTAAACCTATGGCAGCCCCCGTAGATCAGATGAAAGCTGCACCTCCAGCTAAGCCAATGGCAGCTCCTGTAGCAGCGCCAGCTCCTATGGAAGCTCCTGTAGCAGCTCCAGCAGCAGCGCCAGCAGCAGCGCCAGCTCCTATGGAAGCTCCTGTAGCAGCTCCAGCAGCAGCGCCAGCAGCAGCGCCAGCTCCTATGGAAGCCGCTCCTATGGAAACCCCAATAGAAGTTACGGATGTCCCAGAGATGGGTGATGGACATATGGACATAGAGATGGATATTGAAGGAGATACAGGTTTCGAAGATGATATGGGTCTCGAAGAAGATTTTGGAGATACCGGACTAGAAGACGAAGGTGATTTCCAGACTATACTAATCGATGGATTGCAAGATTTACTAAATGCTCTGCAAGGAGTAATTGGTGAAGATATGATCGATACTACCAACGACTTCGGTGAAACAGATGATATAGGTGAAGAAATCTCCGAAGATGCATTAAACGTCAGCGAACCCGAAGCAGAAGAAGATCTCGATGTCGGTGATGTGGCAGATGTTGATGGCATTGAAGAAACTCCCGAAGAAGAAATTCCCGGAGTTATGGAAGAAGAAGATTTTGGTAAACATGGAGACGAAGACGAAGAACCTATGAGCAGTCCTATGAAGGAAAAACACATGGAAGCTAAGCCCATGCCCGAGCAAAGATTGCCACATGCTGCAGAAACAGAAGAAACTGAAGTACATACTGCAGAAACAGAAGAAGAAACTCATACTGCAGAAACAAATGATGATTCTTCGCTAATGAAACAGGCAAGTACAACTAATGAATTAGATCGATTGCTATACAGAATGAAGAGTGGAACTATTACTAAATCAGCTACCGCTCTTGATAATCTAATCGATGGATTAGCAGAAAGTACCCCTTCGTTGTTTAAAGAAGCAGCCAAAACCCAGGGTGATGTCAAAACATTGACTCGTAAAGAAGCGAAAGAAAGTAAACTTGTCACAACTCCCACACAAGATACTGATGGTATCGGGAAATATAAAGATGGCAAACCTATGGGACACGAAGATAAATTTGATGCCGATAAACCCGATGTACCTCGCAGTGATGCAACCATCGGCGATGAAGGCAAAGAAGTTAAAGTGAATGATAATGATCGACCAACTGTACCTCATGGGTCACCATTAATGGATGGCGAAGAACACTATCCCGCAGAAAAAGGCAATGTCGTTGATGGAAATCAAGGCAGTATGCAAACTTCTGCAAGTACTGACTCAACTAAAAAAGAAGCAAAATGCACAAAATCTTTAGAAGAAAAAGAGGAAGAAGACACAGAAAAGGATAAGTGTGCAGAATCAGAAACTTCTAATAATATGAAAACTGCAAAATATACTGTAAAACCCGGAACTAAGCATTATGACGAATTAGCCACTAGGCTTTCTGAGGGAAAAGACCAAGTTAAACTTGCAGATAATAATGAATACACAATGAAACAGGATAACGAAAAAATAATCTATCTTACAGAAGTAGATAATATTACGAAAGAATCACAAACTGTTTCTCCTAAGAGCGTAGAGAAGTTAGAAGATGATCCAGACATTAATCCGAGCAGTGGACCGGGAGCGGGCAAAACTCATGCAGACGAAGCACATAGTCTTGGGGTAGACGAAAAGAAACCGAGCGAAGGAATGGACGAACCATCTGTACCCGAAGCTCCAGAAGGTGGACAACTTGCCAGAGAACATACTTACGACAATAAGTTGGAAGGACCTTCGGTGCCAGCAGGTGGAGGCATGGATGAAAATTATGATCAGAACGAAAAGAATACACCCGAGAAATTAGATCAAGTATTAGGAAAAGAAAACGATATAGCCGCAATGGCTGAAACGAACAAAGAACGAGCTACGAAAATTGCTGGACAAATGTTGAAGACTCAAACAATTTCGATTGACGAACTACCAAATAAAATTGCAGAATTGTCAAAAGCAAGCTCTGAAATTTTAGATGATTACGAAAATATGCTCAAAGAAGCATCAACCAAAAAAGGATTGCAAAAATCGGCTAATGTAGGCCCTTCGGAAACCTCATTCCAGCTGCAATCCTCCTTCAAGCCCGTTGGCGAAGAAGGAAAAGATACTCCTCTGAAAGATTCACTTCAAGGATTATTTAGACTGGATGAGAGAAATAAAGATTACGAAAAATTCGCAGCTAAAAAAGATAATAAGCTGTGGCATTAAAAATCTAAATTAAGGAGATTTAAATATGGCTCTTATAGAAGTTTTTCATGTTGTGGCGAGCCAGTTCCCAATCGATACTAGCAGCGCAACCATCATTCCACAAGGTCGCCTTGTGACTTTGGATGGTAATGGGCAAGTGCAGCTATGCCCAGACGCAGATGGCGTAACTGGACCTTATCCTGTAGGAATCGCTGGTGACTCGCATTCAACTGGTACTACTAGTTATACACCGGAATCTGGTGCTCCACTTAGTAGAGACCCGGTAACTTCGTTGACAGGATCACTAATTGTTGGATCGTATGGTACTTCACAGCGATTTACTCAGAACCGATCTGCTGATAATTATGACGAAGTTCTTGCTAGCGGCAAGATGACGGTTTATCATAGTGGTGGAGAATTCTGGACTGACCAGTATGAAGTTACTAACTCGGCGAGTGATGCTACTGTATTTACACCTGGATTCACTCTGTGGTCATCTTCGGTTGCTGCTAACATAGGCATGTTCACAGACGAAGAATGTGCAGATGCTACGCAGCTTAATGATGCATCACATCGAGCTGGTATTACATTGACTTCTCCAACTGCATATCCAAGTGGTGTACCAGGAACTGGTACAAATGCAGTAGGTTTCTCGGCACTACCAGAAGGTGGAAACTCGATAGCATGGGGTACGTTCCTGCATGTTAAATTGACTGTCTAATTTAATTAAGCCAACTTACCTATGGTTTTTGGCTATTAAGGAGAATATAAATGATTGATAAGAATAGTCTTACGTCCGAACAAAAAGAGGCTGTGATCGCACAGGCACTCAATACAGACGAAGGTCGAACGGCTTTGGCCCAAGCGAAGGATTAACACCATCGCCACTGTGTATAATTCACAGTGAAAAAAAATGCTATATGCAGGAAAGTCCTGACACTTTCAACACACTAACAAGGTAACAGATGTTGATAGAACGGATAACCCGCAGGAAACCGAGAAAGTTAATATATGCTAAATGTTAAATGGTTGGCTGGTTTTTTTGATGCCGAAGGATCGGTTAGTTTTAACTATAAACCAAATATTGATTTGGTAAATACATCAGCTGCAACGATGTTTCAAATCAAAGATTTGATGAATAAGTTAAATATCGATTTAAATATGAATTTTAGAGAAAAACCCTCAAAAAGCAGCAAAAAACCACGATGGGATATTTTTTTAAGACATGAATATCAAATTATTCCATTTATTAAACATATTGGACCATATGTATTTGGGAAGCAATTTCAATTACAAATGATTAAAGATTGGTACAATAAACCTTTTGATGGAATAAAAGAAAAGATACAATTTACTAACCAGGTAAATAATAAGATTATATCTAATTCAACAAAAGTAATGGAAAAATTAGGTGTCACAAAACTTGAAATATATGATGATATACCAGTATTAACTGATGAAGATTCATATATAACAACTAACACATTCAATGATATAGAATATTTTGCAGGGCTGTTGGATGGTGAAGGTACTATAAATATTCATTATAGAGCTTCATCAGGGACTTCACTAGGAAGATACACTCCACAAATCCTGTTTAATAATACAGATAAGATTATTATAAAATGCTATTGTTCTACTCTAGTAAATAACAATATTCCATATCATATATCATTTAGACAAGCTGGTACTACATCAAATCGTAGAAGATGGGATGTTATGGTTTCAGGTGTTAAACGGTGTGAAAGATTGTCCAGCTTGTTAGTAAACCATTTAGAAACTAAGAGAGAACAATGCAATCTCTTATTACAGTATTGTAAACACCGTTTACTTTCTCCTAAATCTATTAACGAATTAGGAAAAGAAACTAAAACGGCGTTACAACAAATGAGAAAAGGTATATATTAATTTGGGATCCTCAACGACTATATGCGTTTCATCCTTTCGTAGGATGGTGAGATAGTCTGAACTGTATGGTAACATGCAGAGACAAGCAGAAATGACTTGTCCCACTCATAAGAGTGAGTAACAAAATTGTGGTAGAACCAATTCGTCGTTCATTGGAATATCAGGCAGTTGGTCGTAAACTGCTGTTGGTGGATGAACTTCCACAGGGAGCATTGGCACGCTACGAGAGAGATGTCTCGGCTATTGCTCATATTATAGCTCGTCGAGGAGCTGTCCCTGATCAGATTCAGGAAGGTGAAGAAATTCTTGTCCCGACTTTCGAAATTGCAGCGAACCCGCAGGTTCGTCTTTCCGAGATTAAAGCTCGTCGATTCTATATCGTAGACCGGGCTCAAATCAAGGCTAAAGAAGCCATTCAGAAGGAAGAAGATTCGAATATCTTCAGTGCTCTTATTGCAGCTGCTGACACACGTAATGATCAGATCGTCACCAACGTCGGTTCATTGTCGCCAGCTTCATTGAATACTGCTTTCCGTTTCATTGAGCAACACGACTTGGTAGCAACCAAGATTATCGTTCATGCTAATCAGTATGCTTCGATTCGTGTATTCGGTAAGGATTTCTACGATGAAGCAACCACTCGCGAGATTTTGACCAGTGGTTTGTTTGGTCACGTGTGGACTGCAGACATTCACGTTTCGTCACGAATGGATGCAGATACAGTTATGGTTGTGGCAAGCCCTGACACTGTTGGCGCTTTCCCGATTCGCCAAGACATCACAGTTCTCCCCGCTGATGATCCTAAGAAATTACGACTCGGCTGGGTCATCTATGAGGAGGTTGGCATCGTTGTCGTAAACGATTACGCTTTGGCGAAGATTGAGGTAACTAGCGGAACGTAAGCCTTTGTGATACAAGGACTTATAGTTTTATAGTTTTACGAGAGCAGGCAGAAATGCCTGCTCTTTTTTGTTTAACCTATTCGTACATTATGTTCTGTTTTCTTTAGTTTGCAGATTTGTATATACATGTTTAAATTTTTGTATATACATTCACTTGGGCTTATCTGATATTTGTATATACGATTTACAAGACAGCACATTATATTATCTATCATAAGTTTGTGTTTTGTGTAACTGTAATTATATTTTGAACTATACTTGCATCTAAACCTCAAAAATGTATATACAAATATTTTTGATTTAGTCGAGAAAATTATTTGACTTATAAATCATTAAATATTAAGTATATACAGGATACTCGGAGCAAATTCATGTATAATGAAACATGAATACTATAGATCAATTTTATTTATTAGGTGCTTATTGGGGTGATGGTCATGTTTATTATATAAAGGGCAAACATGGAAGTTCATATCAATTTAGCATAGTTTCTGAAGATGAAGATTTTTGTCAATTATGTTCAAATATAGTTTATAATTATATTCATAAACCTGGAACTGTTAAATTAGTTAATAATTATTATAAATTAATTGTTTGCAGTAAAAATTTATGTGATTCCATTTTGAATCATACTTGTTCTGTAACAAATTATTATTCTGCTGATAGATATCAAAAGAAATCGCGATTACCTCACTTCCCTAGTTTAGAACATAAAAAATCATTTATTCGAGGGTTAATGGATTCGGATGGGTGGATTTCTAAAAGAAAAAATGGGAAGTACACAAAATACGAAGTGGGTTTTAAAAATAGCTCTGTTTTAAGTTCGGAAATTTACAAATTAATGATAGAGATTGGACTATCCTGTGGTCAACTCTCTTTCAGAGAAGGAACCGTCAGTGTGCGTAATGGTAAGAAGTACAATAAAAGTAAAGAACAGTGGTTTTGGACAATTACTCCGTTGAATTATATTACCACTGTTGGTTTTAGTATAAAACGAAAAAATCTTTTATGTAAAGAGTTTTTAAAAGACCGGAAATATACATCACAGTTTTGAAAGATTAGATACACATGACTACTAGAAAAATATTCAATTTTGAATCTGTAACACTAAACTTTATAAGGAGTATTTGAACATGAGCATGACATGTCCTAATTGTGGAGTTGTTGATCCACATCAAAAAACTGGAACACCACAACATAATGCACATACTGAAGCTTGTCTAAATGGAGAAATTATCGGTCAATCGGAATATTTCCGAAATGCTCCACAACAAGATCAAGAAAAAATCGTTAATCTTCTCAATCGTTTAGCTGCGGGTGAGGATGTTGGTTCGGAATATCAACAGCTTTTACTCAAGATGGACAGTGATTACAAGATAGCCCAAAGAGGTGATCGTACTATTAATTGGTCTCAAGAGATGGATGTGGCTCTTGTTAAGTCTTTTATGGGTGATATGCATAATTTTTTTGTGTTTTGTAGAACGTATAACATTTGGACGGATGAAGCATTTGCTCGATATGATTTATTGAAGAAGTCTGAGGATTTTGATAAGTTAAGTACACATGGCTACTAGAAAAATATTCAATTTTGAATCTGTAATATTAAATGAACTTACTTTAGAAAAAGAAGGATATCATCCCGATAAATATGGTACTTCTTCTGCTAAATTTGTATGGGCTAGTTGTAGATTTTGTGGAGAGCCTTCTCGTATTCGTAAAGGATTCTTCAATAAAGCTGGATCTGCTTGTCACAAAGAATGTAGATTAAAAGAGCAGAGTTTGGCTGGGTCTCCGTTTAAAGATCCTGCAGTACGTGATAAATCAAAGAAGACGAATAAGGAGCGATATGGAGCTGAACATGCTTGTCAGAGCAAGGAAATAGCTCAGCGCATATCAGCAGTTAGAAGTACTCAGTGTAATAAAGATAAAATTAAGTCTACTAATTTGGAAAAATATGGAGTTGAGAATCCGTTTCAATCTGAAGAAATCAAAGCAAAGACACGTGAAACCAATTTAGAGAAATATGGATGTGATCATGCTATACAAAATGCCGAAGTTCAACAGAAAGCTCAACAAACTAATCAGGATCGTTATGGTGTAAACAATCCTATGCAATCTGCAGATATTCGTAACAAGGCAGAACAAACCAATTTAGACAGATATGGTGTTGGCAATGTTATGCAAGACTCTGCTATAAAAGCATATTCTCAGCAAAAGTTTATGAATGCAGTAGAAATAGATTCTACAGGTCATTATAAGTTAATTAATACATTAAGAGATAATTCATTTTGGGATAGAATGAAACAATGTAATTCAACTTTAAAAGAATTATGTGATGAATTTGATATTGATTATCAAAGTACCACCAGTCGTCTTTTGCATGATGAATTTAGAGATAAATATTATAAGCATTATTCATTTCCTCGACAACAACAGCAGAAACAGATTAAGATTTTAGTGGAAAATTTTGGATTAAAAGTGGTATTTAATACTCGAAAAATTATTTCTCCTTTAGAATTAGATTTATATATTCCCGCGAAATCTTTTGCTATTGAATTTAATGGTAATTATTGGCATTCTGAAGCTTGTTTAGACAAAAAGGCTCGTAATAAGCATCGTCATAAAACAGATCTTTGTAGAGAAAAGGGCATTCGGTTATTTCATATTTTTGAGCATCAATGGGAAACTCGTAAATCTCAATTATTAAATTTTATTAGGACTATCGTTGGTGCTAATGAGATTAAAATAGCAGCTCGAAAATGTCAAATTACTCATGATGTTTGTAAAGATTTTTTAAACAGTAATCACATTCAGGGTTATGGTCAAGGAACAATTAAATATTTCAATTTAGTTTATAATGATGAAATAGTAGCAACTATGACAGCCTCTAAGCATCATCGTCAGAATAGTTCTAATGGGTCTATAGTTTTGAACAGATTATGTTTTAAAGACAATATTACAGTTCAGGGTGGAGCTAGTAAATTATTCAAGAGTATGGTTGCTTGGGCTAAGGATGAATTGTATACTGATATAGTATCATGGTCGGACAATTGCTGGACTGAGGGTGCTATTTATAGAACATTAGGATTTGATTTAGTTCAGGAATATGGTCCTGATTATTTTTATTGGGATTTAAAAAAGCATCGATATTACAGTAAACAGAGTCAACAGAAGAAAAAAACGGGTTGTCCTGAGGGGATGACAGAGCGTGAGTGGTGTATTGAGCGTGGATTGAGTAGAATTTGGAATTGTGGGAAGAAGTTATGGAAATTCCCACTTCTTCGTGTATGATGTAGGAGTTTATAGTATGTGTATGTTTATGACTGTTAAGACTAAGGTGAAAGGTCCATGGTGTAGTGACAATATAAAATCTCGGAAGAAGTTTTATTGTGATTATTGTCGTAAGTGGAAATCAGGTGGGACAATTTATCGTTGGGTGGATGGGTTGCGTTCATGTATTTTGTGTAATATAGATTAGTAATAGGTTTAGGTGGTTTTTATTTCCGCGAAAAATTATTCATATAGGAGACATGAATGTTAACCAGATTTTTTGAGAAGAGGTCAGACGACGATCCTATAACTAGCACTAATTTACTTTCTACTGTTAAGGATGAGTCAGTAATATTGCAAGAAGGTTTAGAGATTGTCATAGATAACAAGCGGTGTTCTTATGTTCGGTTTAAAATTGTAAAAGTACAGTTATTTGTTATGCGGACAGAACATGTTGACAAATTACGACAAGAAGTTTTTGTGAAGCGGATCTTTAAGGAAGAAAGCAATGAAGAATAGACAATGGATAGTGATTTTATTTGATGAAGAGGAGAATACTCCTTCTGATTCTGTTTTAGAAGTTTTTGGTCCTTTTAAATCATCAGATGAAGCAGAAGCTTGGTCTGATGACTATTGGTCGAAAATGTCTACAGAAATGCAAGAATTTCGAGGATTAACAGCTCATTCAATTTGTCCTATCAGTTGAGGAGAATGTTCAACTATGCATAATACAAAAAGGCTAGCCACGAATGACTAGCCTTATACAGGGAATCTAGTACGCGAATGCTAATGTGTCGTATGTTTCGACATCATTAGGATTCACCGGAAGTGAATCAGAAGGGCATTTTAAGTAGTTTATACATGTGAAATCTTTGGCGGGTTTTTGTAACTCCATTGCTTCTTCGTAGTAATGAACTTGTCTAGCATGTAATAATTCTAGAGATACAATTCCGAACAACACAACTGCTTGTAATGTAAAGAAAATACTTTTTTGACGCATGATTTCTCCTTTTAAATAGGCGCCTAAGTTACTTACATTATTCAATATAAACAATGAAAGTATGCGTTAATTTCAGGTTAAAAATACGTTAAGGAATGTTAACGTTGTGAGTTAGTTCATGAAACATCTGTTTTATTATCGAAGTGTTCTTCTTTGTCGTCTGCTTTTGTTTTGTGTATCGTACCCTGTTTATGATTAGGTGGTGAATAGATTGAATATAGTTTCAAGTCTTCTGTTTCAGATATATTGATTATATTATGTTTTGTGCCTGATGATATAGTAGCCGAATCTCCATCTGTTACTTTGTGTGGTGTTCCTTCTATTATCACTTCTCCTTGTCCAGCTTCAAATCTAAAGAATTGATCTAGATCATGTGTTTCTGTGCCTATCTCTTCTCCTGGTTTTAGAGACATAAGTACTAATTGGCTATTTTTGGTAGTAAATAGGACTTTGCGGTAGTTGGTATTTTCTAGAGTATCTTTTTCTATATTTGAGAAAAATGCTGTTTTGGGAGTATTTTTCTGTAGTTTTTTGCTGATTATTGTTTTCATGATGTTGTGTAATTGGAAGAAAAATCAGTAATTTCCTTCTTATCGCAGGAAATGAAGACAAATTTTGAGTAATTTTAAATAGATCATTTGTCTGGAGATCATCAAAAGTAGAACTAATTTTTAATATGTAAAGGGACCTTAAATATGAGTACTGTTTCGCCGACAGAAGACACATATATAGATACAAATTTACCAAATACTAATTATAGCAACTCTAATGCTTTAAAGATTTGTTTTGTGGCTTTGAATTCTTCTAGAGCATTGTTTAAGTTTGATATGACCCAAATTGCTAACCCTAGTCAAGCAGCCAGTGTATTTTTTACCGGTTATATAAACCATATTTTGGACAGTGATGTTGAATTTGGGTTAATCCAATCTGCCAAACGCAATATCACTGGTACTACTTGGAATAAATGGAATGGAGTAGATGATTGGAGTTTGGCGCACAGGAGGACACTTAAAACCTGATAATACCAGAATACTCAAAATAGTACCTCTTAGATTCCACAGAAGACAATTACACGCTTTACAGTGTTTTAAAGGTGGAGTAAGAAAGAATTATGGCAGTACTAGGAGTTTGGGGTTTAAGAGAGGTTCGTTGGTTGAGCATAAGAAATACGGATTAAGTTATGTCGGAGGAAGTAGTAGAGGAAGGTTAAGTTTACATTCTGTATTAAGTGGAGTACGTTTGGCTCAGAATGTAAAGGTAGAGGAATGTTCATTTAGGAGTTATTCGAGTGTTCGTTTTTCCTCTACAGGGGCTAAAGCCCCATAGTTTCTAAAACGAAAGAAAATTATGAGTTCTAATATAAATCCAATAGAAGATACGTATTTATCGGACGTGTCCCCAACAACTAATTATAGTTCCTCTGATAGGTTGTATTTAGTTAGCGCTGCTCCTGGTGCGGTATACAATGTTTTGATGCGTTTTGATGCATCTAGTGTAATTGCTTTGACAAATATTACTGAGGTTACATTACATTGTACAGTAGAAGAATCACATGTCCAAATTCCTGGCACAGATATCCTCATTTATGCAGGTTTAGTTCCATATAACAAACGAAATATCACAGATTCTACATGGAATAAATGGAATGGAGTAGATGACTGGGCTACTGCAGGAGGGGATGTTGATGATGGATTAGGTTTAGTTACCATAAGCACTATTTCAGCAGAAGATCAAACCACTTTGTCTGGTGACGTAACCTCATTGTATGAATATGCTCGTGATACTTTAGATGTAACTGATTGGTTTACTATTGTAATCAAAACAGGCTGTATCCTAGGATCTACATATACTTATCTTTATAGCTCTGAATATGCTACGGCATCATATCGTCCGTATCTTACTTTTACTTATTCTTCTGCATCTACTACTCAGTCTGAACCTGCAGTAACTATTTCTCAATCTTTTGCTACCAGCTCAACAGTAAGTGCAGAGCGCAGTCAAGTCACATCTATAATAGTTCCTTCTGTGTCTAATCATACGGATACTCAATATCAGATATTTGATTATGTAGTATCAACTAATGATACTCCATTAATAGATGTTCGATCTAGCAACACAGAATTATTGACCAATGGTAACATATCAGAATTATCTCTTATTGAACTAGGTATTATTTTAAAGATGAATCATTTATATAAAATACGGTTTAGAACTAAAAGTGGATCATCGTGGTCTTCATGGTCTTCTTTAACCACATTTCGAACTAGGGACTTAGATTACAAGTATAAGCGCGGTCATCGTAACAGCGAAGTAGTTCAATTGACTACAGAAACAGCTACAAACCGAGGGGCTACTATAGTTAATAACGGTTCAGCGGTGACTAATACTAGTACATCTCGTGGGGCAACTATCGTAAATCCTGATTGAGCCCATTATTAAAAATTCACGAATTTTGTTGACTTACTCTAGATTATGCTGTATACTATAGGGCATGATGAGTTTGATGAAGTGTAATATTTTTGAACAGGAAAAGATATGACTACTCAACACGCAACTTGTCTAGTCGATGGTGAACCTTGGTATAGCATGGATCTTCCTGAGGGCGTTGAATTTGTAGGCATGGAGAAAGATCCTAATCAACCGCCGAGATATGGCAAAATGTATCATCCCTGGTTCAATTGTCCTTGTTACGAGACGACTAAGGAGAAGGAACGACATGACGGTTAAAGAACTGAAAGACAAATTGAACGATTTCCCGGATGACATGGCAGTTTGGTGGGTAGATGTTATTGAAGGTAATGATGACACTGTTGAAAGTGTTTACGAAGGACAGGATCCATACGGAGCAGATACTGATAAGGTAGTGTTTATTTCTCCTTCATATGCTCCAAGGTGCAAATTAAATGACAAACCCTAATGACAGATTAGATTGTTCTGATGTGGAAGCATATATAGATCAAAAAGTTCGTCAAAAGTTACGTAAATGGCTTGGTAAGGATGGTATTTCTTTTTTTCGCGAAATTAAAGAAAAACATGGTCGAGTAGATGCCTGTTGGTTAGAAGGTTCTGAGGATGATCCCGATAAGACTGTTCTGGCTAATGCTATCGAGAAGGCTAAATTTCCTGGAATTCCTCATCCTGTTCATTTCCGTGAGGGTATGCAAGTAAGGAATTTTTTGCGTACTATTTTTGGTGATACTTGGACTGCTCACGATTATGATAATAGATGGGCAGAGTTGATAGAAGATGCTATAAGGGAGAATTAGATGCTTCCTAGAGACAAGGAAATAATGTATATGCATTTGGATGCTATCAGAAAAGCTATACAGAGTTTGAATGATGAGAATGATCAATCTTGGGATTGGAGATTAAATTGCAACCTCATTGATATACGAGACAAAATTAGAGAACGCGTTCATTTGGATCCGACCAGAAAGACCATGGAGAGTTATAATGGAGCCGAAAAGACCGAACACGATTGAAGTTAATACTACTTCGCATGAGCATACTCATTTTTTAGCTGGGGTACAGTTAATCCGTCAAGCTAATGAAAAATATAAAGTTCCGTCAGAAAATTGGCCTTCTCCTACTCGTCATAGGATTGGCACTTCTAATGATAGATATTATGCTGAAATATGGACAGATGGGATGGATTGGCAACGCAATTATTGGTGTTTAGAGGCTGTTAATTATAGCCCACCTGCATGTTCTCCTTTTCTTAGATTCGCAGATTATAGCGAAGAAAACAAGTTTAACAACTATGACTTAAATAAAATGCTGGAAGCTTTATTGTATTTTCGGCGGAATGAAATATGGATTAGACATAACGATTGGAGATGTATTTATGGTGATGAAGTGTGGGGTTTTTTAAAATATAATTTAGGTTCAGCTAAAAACTCTTGGGTGGATTGTTCGTATGCTCACAATTCACAACCATTGGTTAAATTTCAAATAATGCACGATTTTTTACCCAATTGGGTTAATCACTTAGGGACAAAATAAATGATCTATGTTATTGGTCCTAAAAGTATTAAAGTACCCAACGCTATTAATACTACTTCTCGTTCTAAGAATTGGAGCAGAGGTTTAAGTCCTTTCTTTTTAGGTCCAGTTACATTAACAGGAGCCAACAATAGTATTTCTTATAATGTAGAGAATGCATGGCAATTTACCAAGGTATATCCTGAACATACAAAAGATGGATTTCCCTCTAAAGAATATTTCAAATGGGCTAGAAGTGGATTTGAGGATCATAGGGCTCATCGTTATCCTATGGGTAAAGGTAGAATTCCGTGTTATTCTTGGTGGAATAAGGAAAAATTATCTTATATAGAGGCGCGTAAAGAAATTTATATACCTTTGTATTCATCTGCTGTTTCTAAATCTGATGCTTTTCAGAAATTAAAAAAGATTCATGAAGAAGGAAAAGATATTTGGTTGTGGGATTTTGATGGTTATAATCATCGAATTTTAGATATGTCTTGGGATGAAGTAATCAACAATGAAGACAGGAAGATGGGGCATGCTTTTGTTTTAGCTATGATGTTGGAAAAAGTCATAAAAGAGTAAACAGCATGCATTGTGTTCTGGTTATAAACTAATGGAATTGAAACAATGAAAGCCAAAAACTGTCCTAGGTGTGAAAGTGACGATCTAGATATTAATGATTGTGGTTATAGTTCTTTTAATATTGCTTGGGTCCGTTGTAAACAATGTAATTTAACAGTTAAGGTAACAGGAGATAACGCTGTTAATACCTGGAACAAGTGGATAGAAGATCCTGCAGGGACACTAGTAGAGGAAATTCGCTACAAGGCTAAAGAAAATCGACGTTTACGAAAAGAGACAGGAATAGATATATCAGAATATGCGGCTGATTTAATTTCTGTCTTGTCCACAAAGAAAACTCCTAAAACAAAAAAGTCCAATATGATCAGTAGAGAAGAGGCAGAGTCTTTTTTATACAAAGTGGATGTGGAAGGACTATGTTATGCAATTCGTAATTATGCTCCGGAAAATACCAATGATGAAGATCTAGAAAGAACATTAGCAGCTTTTAAGATCATTTATGGTAAAATTAAGGAATATGTAGAAGAGTTGCGAGACCATTATGGTATTGAGGAGTGTTAAAAATGAGAGCACCAACAATTAGATTTGGTAGATATAGAATTAGATACAGACAAGTACCATATGTGGATAGGTATTTTTTTGTAGATATTTTAAGAAGTCCTAGCGGGAAACGTTGGAGCAAAGATGAAATAAGAATTAGAGGCTTTCATCGCCTCTATGACATCGCGGTTTGCAAATTGTTTTGGTTTGTTGTATTAGAAACCGATCATAAGCGACTAGATGATTTCATGGAAAAAGTAAAATTGTACGATGACTATTTAGACAAAAGTGAGGACTAAACATGGAAGCTCCATCGGGTTACGTTTGTCTGAATACTGACGAGGTTATTCGTCGTTGCGAATTGGCTATCAATGAAATTAAAGCTATTCGTCAAAAAGATGATGATGAATTTATAGCTCAATATATTGAAGATTATAATTATTGGTCTTTTCTACCTTGGCGAGAGTTTATAGATAAAGAACAGGCTAAACGGAATATAGCGAACTCTAAAAACACTTGCTATTTTTTTCGTTACCCTAGTATTTATGGAGATAGGTTTTTGGATAATGCAGAAAAGCTGTTAGAGGCTGCTCTTGCAACTCATCTTGAAGTTATGTGGATTGCTTCGGGAGCGTATATTCTTTTAAAGAAATTCAAAGAAACTTCTAAAACAGATTTTTAAAAAATGCTTGCCGACTTATGGAGAACCTAATGCCAAAGAGATTTTATGACATTAAAGAAGTATCTGAAACACTAGATAAATCTGAAGATGAAATCAAACAGTTAGTAGTGAGTGGGAATTTGATGGAATATAGAGACGGAGGTTCACCTCTTTACAAAAGAGAGGAAGTTGAAAAGATTAAATCACAGGAAGATCTTCCACCTGTTAAATCTAAAGAATGGGAATGGGAACGGATAAGCTTGGTTCCCGAAGAAGTAGTACCCGAAGAGTCTACAGTAATTTCTAATATATGTTCAAAATGCGAAAATGGAATTGTTATTAAAGGCAAAGTAGTAATTTGTTGTGTTGTATTAATTGTATTGAAAAGTTTAATCTTTTAAACCGGGGGGAATTATGGTTTTTATGACAAGCGGACAGTATAAGAGGTACCTTAGGGTTATTAAACAACTAGAAGATTGTGAAGAAATATATTATGACGCTATTAAAGCTCTTCTGTTACGAATACATGAGATTTGTGTTGAGCAAGGAATTTCAAAGAGACTTACCAAGAAGCAGCGGAATAAAATTAGTTTTAGTTTTCGGAATAGGCATGCCATTGATGATGAAACAACAATAAGCGTAATTGACATATATCCTCCATCTTTAACTGATACTTTTCATCTTGAGTATCTGCCAGTTTCATGGTTATGGCGGGGTAGTAGTTGGGAAGCAGAGTTTATCGAAGAATGGATCGAACCAGTTCTATTAGAACAAGAAAAACACAAGAAACAAATTGAAGATGATGAGTTTGAAGAGTATGAGCGATTACAGAAAAAATTCAAAAATAAGACATAAGTACAATGAGAGAAAAATCATGAAACCAGAATCAGTAGATTGTCCACGGTGTAAAGGTAATGGAAAGAATGAGTTCGATTGGAGGAAATGCAAATTTTGTCATGGTAAGAAAGAAGTCACTATAGAAGCTGTCAAATGGTATGAAGAAAGAAAGTAGAATTAGAAATTACTAATTAATGGAACGAACCGATGAGAATCAAAGCAGAAACTCATATTTCCGAAGACCTTAAACAATGGGACAAAAGAAATCCTAAGCCTCGTAAGTTTCCGAAAAAATCACAATAGATTGAGATATTATGCATTTTTTAATTGAATCTAGAATTTGGGAAGACAATGAAGAGCGTATTATTTCTGTTTTAACAGATAAAAAAATACCCTATACTACTCATCCTTTTGCTCCCTTCGATCCATCTATTTTAAATACTATTGATGATCCTAATATATTCTGTTACGGGTCATTACAATGGATTGCGCAAGCTCGAACAATACACGATCTCAGATTGAATATTATGTGTTCAATTTACAATTTTGATTGTCAAGTATATTACCCTTACTTTGAGGATTTTTTGTTTAATGATACATATCAAATGATGACTTTGTGTGATTTTGTATCTAATTTCAAAAATTTGTTAGACCAGTATGAAGGCAAGCTTTTTTTGCGCCCTTGTACTGGATATAAGAATGGTCCTATTTCAGGTGGTATATTTGATCAACATACATTTGATAAATACATTTATTTTTTTAAGGATGAATTAAAAAAAGAAGACATGGTGATTGTTGATAAAGTTCGTCATATAGATTACGAATGGAGAACTATAATACATGGTAATAGATGTATAACAGGGTGTCAATACGGATCATTTGATTTAGAAACCCAGAGATATGGATTTGATCCTGATCCTAGTTTTCCAGATCGTGTACGTATTAAAGCGGAAGAAGTGGCTCGTGCTATAAAATGGGTTCCTGATCCTATCTTTGTTTTAGATATAGTTGAGAGTAAGGGTGAATTGTCTGTGATGGAAATTAATGCTCTGAGTACTTCGGGGTGGTATGATTGTGATATTGGTGCTATTGTTGATTCGATTTGTTTAATTTAAAAAGGACAGAATAATGGCTTTTATGACGAAGCAATGGATTAAGCCATACCAAATTAAAGAACAAAAATTGTTACAAAAGCAACAAGAACAAGATGATAAAAATGATTTAAAAGAATACAAGCGCTTAAAGAAAAAATTTGGCGGGAAATAGGAGGTTAATAATGGTATGCACCCGTTGTGAAGGTACTGGTTTTTTGAATCTTCATCAAATAGATGAAGATAATGTTTTAGATGATGGAGTTGATGCTATTTTGATGTGGATACAGACTCACGACAATCATGATGTAATGATTTGTGATTGTTGTGGAGGTGAAGAAGGGTGGTATGGAGAGCCAGGATACCATCATCACAACGGATCTGGATGGGATACTCCTGGGATTCCGGATTGTATTTAGAATGGAGGATGTGAATATTTCCCATTAGGACGCCATTCTTTTCTGGCATGTGCAGATATAGTAAGTTGATCTAATCCGCTTAAATCATCGGATATAGTAAATTGCAATTCATCGTGATTTTCTGCTTTTAATATTACAGGTTCGTGTATTCTTACAGAAATAGAAATCCAAGTATTTATTCCTGTATTACTACTACCATAGCTATCTAATGAAACTCCTGGTAGTTTTAATATATCTGACAACTGTCGAAATATTAAAGATTCACGAACTGTTTCATCTTGGACTCTAAGATAACGCAAACCACTATCTAAAGCAGCAACTCCTAGCCACGAATTATATGGAATAGCAGGTACAGTCCCGTGTTCATTATCTGAATTATAATCATTATCTGCTATAAAAACATGCAAACTACTTACATGAAGCCAGCTATCTTTTTCAGGAGTTACACAAAATGATATTGGAGCTATTCCACCTGCCGCTTCAGATAACTCGAATTGGATATCATCTAAATAATATTTCGGAGCTTTGCCTTCATCGGCTACTTGTTTGAATCTTAGAGCATTCATAGTTCCTACTAAGTTCATATCTTCTAAAGGAATAGAAATTTTATGCCATATATCGAATGAGTTCCAAGTAAAATAGTCTTCCAAAGCTGCGGAAATTCCTATTTGTGAATTTGTTCCTGTATCCCATCCACAAACTTCTATTGAATCTCCTGCATTCCAGTCTTTATCAACATATATCCACATTGTCAATGATATATAATTAGAAAGTATTAAATCGCTACCTTTTGCGAATTGGTAAACATCATCTACATCTGCATTATCTGTTTTAATGCTATATGTACCATTATGGCTTTGATCTACGCTGCTGAATAGAGTTTTTACGCCTACAATAGAAGATCCTGTCCAGTAAGTGTCATCTGTTCCATTGTGTACATATTCCGGAGTTCCTGTAGGACTAGCACCCTGATTCATAGCTATTCCGTAATCTGGATTTGAGAAAAATATAACTTCATTCGTAAATATTTTATGATCTCGTGCAGCTACTACGAGTGCATGAGATTCACCTTCAGAACAATCTACTTCTGCTTGTGTTCCTGTAGAAGGATCTGTTATGTGATTTTTAATAGACATTAAACTTTTTCATGAAAAAACATAGCAAGGGTCATTATTACATTAACGCTGTCTCCACTACCTCCGGCGAAACAATAGGCAGTAAATATGTTATTTTTAGGCACGATAATATAAGAATCCCACTCGGTCTTTGCGCTAGATGTAGCTTCTGTAAAATATAACCTATCTATTTCCCATCCTCCAGCTAATCCGGTTATATCTGTACCTACTTGACACGTACAATCGGCCAAATTACCACTACCTGCGTTTCGGTTTCCTGGTGTACTATCTGTTCCATCTACAGGAGTACCAGTATCACCCAACTTGAAATAAATCTCGCAAGCATCATTGACTCCAATACGGGCAGATGTTATTAAAAGATCTTTATCATCGGTGTTTTTTATATATAAAAAGCACGCATCATTACCATCCGGGACTTGATCAATCATAACAGAATACATGTCTCCATGAGTATGATTTACGTGATGTTGATCAGATTGCGAAACACATGATGACGCAATCATGTTTTCATTGCTGACTTTTACTTTGTAACTGTGTCCTGTTCCATCTTCTATTTGCATAATTCTCTCCTGTTACCCATGATGTGCCAGGGAATGATAATTAAATGGTATTGATGCAATAACAGTAACAGAGCTAGTATCGCACCATACTGTGAATGTAGCACTCTTTGATACAATTATATCTTGAGGAAAATTACAATGGCTTGTGTTGGCAGCTGCTCTGAATACATGCCTTCCTACGATCTCTCCATTTGTCAAAGTAGCAGAGCCGCCATCTAAATCTGCTCCTTGCTCAAATACCCCATCTGCATCATTGTTAATACCTCCATGAACATTAGCTGGGGTTATTGCTGTAGCATTATTTCGTGTACCTTGTCCATTTAGTTTGTAATACACCTGACATGCCCCATCTACTGACAAATCTATCCCTTCAATAACTAAGTCTTCTTCAGAAGTATTTTGTATGTACAATATACAATCATCATCAGCAGCAGGGGATTGCTCAAATAACAAAATATAAGCCTCTCCTTCATGATGATTTACATGGTGTTCTACCGTACTACTTATAGAAGTTACAGCCAATCTGTTTTCATTATTAACGGAAGCTAGATTCCCTTGTCCTTTTCCATCTTTTATTGAGTCTGGCATAACGCCTCCTAGTTACTTTAAAAATCCCAAAATATTTATAGCAGCTTCACCTTCTTCTTCTCCTTGAAGGTTTACAGATATTGTGTCATTAGTTCCAATGATAATAGCACCTCCAACATGGTAATGCTGGGCTCCCTGTCCGTTACACCAATAAAAACCTGCAGTTCCAGGCGTGTGACCTGTCATGCCATCTCCTGTTTCGTCCCAATATAATACTGTTAAATCAGCAGACGATGGTATTGTGCGATTTGTAGCTCCAGCACTTCCGGTAGTTACATTTGTATCCGGTACTGTGTCATTAAATACTAATTGACCGAGCATTGCTCTATTATGGTTGGTGTTGCCCCCATTCCAATTAAACCAGAAATCAGTAAAATAGAAATTTTTGGAGGAGTCTAAATTTTTAATAAACAGTATTCTTCCACCTGTAGTTGTTATAGTTCTCATAGGAGTGGTAATGCCAAAAGCATTTCCATCGAATTCACTTCGTTTGGCTATTAGAGGAGTAGTAGTAGCAAATGTCAGCAATTGTTGTTCGCTATTTACTTCTGCTAGATTCCCTTTGCCTCTTCCATCACTAATCATATCCGGCATTATGATAATTCCTCTTTAGTTATTTCATTATCTGTTATTATTTGCAAATGGATGTTCATTATTCTAAGTTCTTGTAAAATTTTAGTTAAAAGTCCTTGGATGTTATCATCAGTTACTGCAACTTCAGTTTTGGTTCCTTCTGTTTGAGTTGGTTGTATTATATGAGACATTATAAAATATGCCATCCACTTCCGTTAGAGATTATGGGAAAACTCATATACTGCTGAGTAATAGCTTGTGAATCTTCTCCGTCAATGCTTTCTTCTGATGGGGCAGCTACAATTACGTTATTTGATCCATCACTTATACGTTTAATATTGAAGCAATATCCATTTATTCCTATTGCAGAAGGCAATGTTATTGTAACTTCTCCTGCACTAGCATCTACCAGTATTACATCATCATCAAGTACTGCTGTGTAATCCGAAGACACAGTTTTAGTATTCCGAACTAATTCAGTAGCACGTTCTGCTTCTTCTGCTACTCTAGTATCAGCTAAAACTGCAGGAATTATATTATCATAAATATCAGAAGTATCAATATTTTCTCTGCGGCGATTTTTGAATCTTAATAATCCTAATTCTACTGCCAATTTGAGATCGGTCGAATTTCCAATTCGTTGAATAGATGCTGATTTTAATAGATCATAAGTGCTACCGGGTAAAATTTCAACATTATCCAAATCACCCAGAGTAATAGGATTATTTGTAAGATTTTGCACAATTCGTGTCTCATTGTTGGAATCCGAACCTCTACCTTCTCTTCGTCTAAACATTATTTTTTGATCTCGTTAGTGGTTACTATTTTAGTGTTACGACCGGTATACATGGTTCGTTTAACAACTTCTTCATTGTGTCTTCCAGAGAATTTATCTTGCTTAGATTCTTCTTGTAATTCTGGATATTTTGATCCATAAATAGTTTGTTGCCAATTTTTTTCACTGTGCTGTAAATCTCCCTCATCAAGAGCAAGAATTTGTTTCTTATATCTATGTGTTTCTGCAATAGGTCTTATTGCTTCGCGAATTATTGGAGCAATTGTTGTTGGATGTTTCATATTAGCATTATGCTGTTTTTGTATACCGTTAAGAGCATAAACTAGAGTCTCAAAAACTTGTTTAGCTAGCTTCTCTTCGGTTTTAGCAAATTTCCATATGGATTGTAATGCAGCGTAATCGAAACTTCCTGAATAATGTGTTAATTTTAACTTATAAGAATCAGCAATTTTTCTAAGTATTACTTCACAAGAATAATTATCTCTATTGGCTTCTGTGGTCACGAAACGAAATACTTGAGATTTAATTACATCTTTAGATTGGCTCTTTGCAAATTTGTCTAAGAAATCACTGTACCCTGCTATCGTAATATCCGATTCAGGAATATCGATATCATCATGTTCCATGACAATTTTAGCGATTTTAGCATAATTCTCAGTAAAATTGTCTAAAAAATGGCTACAATTGTTTCCCCATTTCATAGTACTTCCCTCGATAAGCGACTTGTAGTATATATTCATATATTATTTAGTCTCTCCTTTTTTAAAAACCATTTTCCTGATATCAAGAAAATGGTCGTATCAAGAGTGTATAATTGAACTCACCTATGGAGATTTTTATGTCAAAAAAACTTGCTCTTTTTACTTCTGAATCTGTTACAATGGGTCATCCTGACAAAGTCGCTGATAGTATTTCTGATGCAATTTTAGACAGTCTTATTAAGCCCGATCCGCATGTACGAGCTGCAATAGAAACTTTGGTTACCACTGACACTGTTGTTGTTTCCGGAGAGATTACCGTTCATAATGAAGCGGCAAAACAAGCTCTTAAAAACATAGAACAAACAATAAGACGTACTATTCAGCAGATCGGGTATACCAGACCAGGCTCTGGATTCGATTACAAGACGTGCAAAATTGACTCTAAAATACATCCTCAATCCGAAGACATTAGTCGTGGTATTACACGAGATGAAAAGCCAGATACAGAGCAAGGAGCTGGAGACCAGGGGATGATGTTTGGTTATGCTTGTAATGAGACTAAATCCCTCATGCCTCTGCCTATTCAGCTGGCTCATCGATTAGTCAAACAATTAGCTTTAGTTCGAGAACTGGATATTTGCCCATGGGTTCTTCCTGATGGTAAATCGCAAGTAACTATTGAATACGAAGATGGTAAACCAGTGGGTATACATAATATTGTAATATCAACTCAACACACAGAAGATGTTATTTCGAGTTCTACAGATGAAATTAGTGATATTGCCAAAGAAGAGATTTTGGAGAATGTTATAAAGCCTGCTATTCAGCATGAATGTCCACAATTCTCCAAAGATAATTTTTCTATTCATATTAACCCAACTGGTCGTTTTGTAATAGGTGGACCCCATGGAGATACAGGTCTCACGGGAAGGAAAATAATTGTAGATACTTATGGAAGTATGGGACGCCATGGAGGAGGAGCATTTTCTGGCAAGGATCCAACTAAGGTAGATCGATCAGCAGCTTATATGGCTAGGTATATTGCCAAAAATATTGTTAGTAATAAATTAGCTGATCGGTGCGAAGTACAGCTTGCTTATGCTATTGGTGTAGCAGAACCTGTGAGTGTTTTAATAGATACTTTTGGGACTGGTTCTATAGAAGAAGATAAGTTAGAAAGAATTGTTCGTAATATATTTCCTTTGACTCCAGCAGGTATTATTAAAGAATTAGATCTTCGTCGTCCTATTTATTATGAAACATCACATCATGGGCATTTTGGTGGGACTAATTCAGATTTTACATGGGAGAAATTGTGGGATTATACTATTCTTCTAAATAGAATTTTATAATGTGTTTCATAGTGTATAATAAAAATGCACTATATGGAGAAATACAATGAGCACAATAAGAGTAAAAAAAGTTGATAATTTAACTGATTCAATAGATCAAGAAGCGTTAACGGAAATGCAGAGGAAGATGAAATACAAGAAGATGGGCATAAAAAATGCTATGAGCCGTCATAGCAGACAAATGGAATTAGCAAGAAATAGGCTTGATTCTAACTTTAGTGAGTATTTGGAACAGGATGAAATAATTAGGCTATTAAAAATATCACACGATATTGAAGAAAATCCCAGTCAGTTACATTGTAAGTGCAAACACAAAGATGCCCCCCATACTCCTGATTTTGACTTGAATGTATTTGTAAATAGAATCAAACAAATGAAAATAGAGGATAATCCACGTCGTTTGTGCTCATCATTAATAGCAACATTAGATGCTATTAGCACCGATTTGACAGAAGATAATATTAATACATTAAGAGAATTATTGCCAAAGATAGTTGATATATTACATTCTGTAGAAAAAGAGAGGAATAGGACTACTTCGATGGACAAGGAGGAAATAAAAGAATTCGAAAAATCATGTTTGGTATCTACTTGTATGACTGACGAATTCTGGACGGATATCATTTTACAGAACAGATTGCATTCCATCACAAGAAAAGAACAAAATAAGCGTAATAATTTTTCGATAGATGATATTGACATCGATTTTCTGTAATGTATAATGTAGTTGTAGCGTCAGTAGCTCAATTAGGCAGAGCAGTTCTCTCTAATAGAACTGGTTCCAGGTTCAAGTCCTGGTTGACGCAATAGTAGATAATTAAGTCTATTTTAAGGAGAAAAACAATGGGTTTTACGTAGGTACAAGAGCCGTATTTGTATGTCATAGTCCGAAAAGATCTTTCAACTCCACAACAAGCCGTTCAGGCAATGCACGCTATTTTTGAATTAACCACTTCAGAGTCCTTTAAACCACCGTAGAGACATCCTAACATAATATTTTGTGAAGTTCGTAATGAGCGTCAATTATTCAAATTTTCTCAGAAATTAAAAACAGAGAATATAAAATTTGTCATTTTTCAAGAACCAGATATCGGTGATGAATATACAGCTCTGGCCACAGAGATAGTATATGATCACCGATCTTTGTTTAAAAATTTACAGTTAGTTCAGGATAATTGCACAAAGGGAACATTTCATACTCTGGTTGCAAACAATAAAAAGGAGCCAAAATCATGAATAGTACTATTGTTGATCAAGCATTTAAAACTAGATGGGGTTATGTTGCATATAGTTATGAGGATTACAAAAAGCTTAAAAGATTGAATATAATTTTCCAAAAAGCTCGCACTTATGCATATCAATGGGAGAGATGGGTAAGAAAAGCTCCTCATAATAGAGTACGTAAAATTTGGAAGCGAGATGAGAATAGACACAAAATCGGATATACTATTTCAGGACCATTGCCCGAACCTCAGTTTTGTGATATATTTTTCACGAAATTAGTAGATACTGATCGTAATCCTATTGGACAAAGATGGCTTAATATGGTTATTTATTCTAATATAGGATACATACGAATCGATAAAGATATTGCTACAGAATATCGTAATTCTCATCGTCCAGTAGAAACGTCCGAAAAGGTTCCGGAAGCCAATATGTCTAGTGATGAAATTGATGAATTACTTGAAAAAGCAGAAGATTGGTATAATTCAATAAATGCTGTTACGTCTGTCTGACAGCATGTTTCTTTGTTTCCGGATGGATGATATTTTAGAAGTATGTATAAATGAGCCAATTGTCTGTTCAGTGTCACCGGATGCTGAACAGACAATTGTGCCATCCGGATCTATTATTCTGCTTGACCCACAAAATGTTAAATTCTTATCTCGTCCAACTCTATTACATGCTACGACATATACCTGATTTTCGATTGCTCTGCACATAGTTAATATTTCCCAATGTTTTAAATTAGTAAAAGCAGCAATGATAATAATTATTTCAGCCCCATTAGCTGCTAAGGTTCTTGCTACTTCTGGGAAATAAATATCATATCCGATTAAAAAACCGAATTTAATTCCTCTTATATTAACTATTGGAAGTGAATCACCAGGCGTCATATGATGTTTTTCATATACAGGATAAGAGTGCAATAAATGAGTTTTTCTATAACACATTGTTTTTTCCAAATCATATATCATCATACTATTAAACAAATGGCTGTTAGTTTTTTCTGAAAGCCCACAAATTACTCTTACATTTAATTCCTCAGCTTTACGTTTAATCTTGTCATACGGAGTATTAGAAGACCATGACGATGAGCAATCTGATATGTTTGTCATTTCATATCCAGTATCAGATAATTCTGGGAATATTACTAATTGACAATTATCTAATTGCGCTTTTTCTATTGATTTTATGATTTTTGAGCAGTTATGTTCAATATTTCCAACATCACAATTAAGCTGTACTACATTTATTTCCATAATATTTTTGCACCTATTAACGATTAATCGAACTATTTAATGTTTCCTCCCTATTTAGTAGGAAATCAATATATTGTCGGATGATCATATTGCAAACTAGAGAAATATCACGCTAAAAATCATTAATATTCAAGAAAGTAGCAATTCTAAATTAGAACATGCCCGAAAAATTGGCGAATCAATCAGAAGAGACTGAAAGGCAATAGATTTTCCTGCAGAACAGTTTGTAATGAGATTATAAGTAGAGAAGGAACACGGATCTGATCCTGAGATCAATGTTACAAATGAAGGGGGAGGGATTCTCTCGATCTAAAGGAAGTAAAGGCAAGTATAAATTTTGGAATCTACAAGATAACCCTGTTCTGCTTTCGTTTTAAGCCACTCATCTAAAATTTCTAAATGAACCTTATGTAGCACAATATCTTCAGCTGGATCTTGCCTAGGATTAGTGCATTTGGTAAGTCCTTCTGCTTTAAAAAGTGTTATCTTCTCTGAAGTTAATCCTGACGAAGTGGGAGTTTTCATGATTTTTGTTAGAGACTTAGCCTGATAGCCAGTTTCTTCTTCTAATTCAGTTTTAACTGCTTCTTCAGGACTCTGTCCTTCTAGATTGTCACCTACGAGTCCAGCTGGAATTTCAATAGTTCTATTATCAACAGGAATACGAAACTGCTCAACCAATAACAATTCATCGTCTTCGGTGATAGCTAAAATACCGATGACTCCGGTAGTATTACTTCGCTCTACATATTCCCATCCATATTTTGAAGTGACTTTTAAAAACTTTCCTTCGAACAATGAACTGCCACCCATGTTTTTGTCCTTGTTAATATATGTTAGAAACCTACTGCTATATTACTACATTCTAGCAAAATGTCAAGAATTTTTTTGATCAGAATTCTGATTCATCAATTCTGTACCACTTTATATATGGTTTTCGAGCATTCCCAGTAATATAATTTACAATGAATATGGAATCATCTGGTAATTGTACCCATCCTGTATAACCTGAATCTGAACGAGAACTATTATCATGATCCAGAGGCAAAATAATTGATTTATCAAAATTACTTATAAAAGAATCAGGGCTAGTCAAACAAGCAAAAGTGTTTTTAGCCCAATATCCTCGAAAAAATGAATGTGATGCTTCTCGATATGTTGTAAGTAAACGCCCAGAACGTAATATACCACAAACAGGACGATGACAACCAGCCATACGAGTTTCTATAACAGGAGACCAGCTAACACCATCTTTTGAAGTACAATAATATGCGGGTCTCCCTATTCCAGAATTTTCTCGCATTACACAAAATAAACGGGGTTTATGATAAAAAATAGAGCCTTCACAAAAATTAAATCCTGACTTGTGTGCAACTGGATGTTGTTGCCATGGACCTTCTAGGCTGTTACTAATCCAGACATTTTGAGTTAAATTTTCTTGATAAGGCTCATCTAATGAACGCCTTCTGGTATGAGTAGCAATAAGAAACTTATTGTGAAATTGAAAGATTCTATCAGGAACTATTCCTGAAATTCCTAGATCTATTGGTTCTTCCCAAGTCTCTCCGTCTGTAGAACGCCATAGGAGGACGCTGGTGCGCTCTGGGGTATCTTCTGCTCCAATGTAGTCTTCTGAAGCCTCTACACGGTCACACAGGACGCACAGGGTATCTTCTATGACCATAATGCGGGGACAATTGTAGCGATCTTGACTGGTAGATATTGTTATTGGATCTAGAAATGTTTCAGCATCTTTGGATTGAGCAAGTTTAATTTTAGTTTCACTAGCTGTTTTATGTTGGTCTGATTCTCTGTAAACTACAAACAATTTTCCATTGAAAAATGCTATATCAGGATGACCTTGCCAAATTCCATCGTCTCGATTAACTATTCCTTTTTGCATGCATTATTATACACATTTTTTGAAATATGTTTCTACTACGCCCATGTTAGTAACTTGACTGTCTTCAACAGAATTCCAAATTATTTCTAATTTTTCACAATGAGCAAAATCATCAGCAACTATGGTCTTTCGTCCAAATCGTTTTTTGCTTTCGACTAATCCTGGGTGACAAAAATCAATTAATTCTGTACAACTAAATCTATCTGTATTGTTGAAATCAAATCCAAAATCATATGGACTTCCAACTACTTCTAAAGCTTTTTTGATCGCATCTAATTGTCCTTCGGGTGGACGCAATATGATAAGATGATCTGTTCGTATAAAATTAAGAAAATCTTCTTGTAATACTCCATCACTTACAGCATGGACTACTTGTTCTGGCTGTCCGTTTATGTTCCCGACATACAATCCAGCGTGATTCCAGAATCCTGGAAAAAGATATGAACTTAAATATCCATCAAATCTACGTAGAAGGATATCTCCTGGTTGCATTATCTTAATTATTTTTCGATAATGTTCTCCTTTTAATCTATATCCTACGGCATTAATTGTAAACCAGAATGGATGTGCGATTCCTCCCCATTTAATATCCCCGATAAATCGGAAAATGGCTTTTTGAAATCTATATAGATATTTATTCATGGACTGGAATACGCTTTTAAAGGATAATTATCCTTCCGGATTACATACAATTGCGGTATAATGTACCATCATCTTGAACTTGAATATGGAGATTATTATGCGATTTCATATACCAGGATTGCCTCATACAGTAACCAACAAAAAGTTTTGTCATTGCGCGTTTACTCAAAAAGTTTATAAATTATGTGATATGCTTCATTCTTTAGGGCATGATATTATTCACTATGGATGTGAAGGTAGTGATCCGGTATGCACTGAACATATTGATGTTATCACCGATGATTTTCGTAAACAATATTATCCAGATGAATGGCATGATAAACAATGGGACTATGATGTTAAAGATGAATGCCATAAACAATATTTCAATAAAACTATTACTGAGATAAAGAAAAGAAGAACAGATGACGATTTTCTTCTGTGTAGTTGGGGATGGGGGCACCAACCGATAGCTTCTGCTCTAAGTGATTCTATAATGGTTGTGGAACCCGGAATTGGGTACAAAGACACTTTTTGTAGTTTTAGAGTTTTCGAATCATATAATTGGATGTCTCATGTCTATGGTCAAGGTCAAATGGATTCTAAAACAGGCAAACGAGTAGCCCAGGAAAATGGGCGTTTTTTTGATGCTGTAATTCCCAATTACTTTGATCCTGATGATTTCGATTATACCCCTAATGACAAAGAAGATTATTTCTTGTTTTTAGGGCGTATTGTTAAGCGAAAAGGAATACATGTAGCTGTTGATGTTATGACTCGAATTGGTGGGCATCTTAAAGTGGCAGGTCAAGGTCAATTTAACAAAATGCCTTCACGGTGTGGAGAAATTATAGAACATATAGGATTTGTAAATGTAGAGCAACGAAGACAATTGTTAGCTAAAGCCAAAGCTGTTATTATGCCTACGCTTTATATAGAACCATTTGGAGGCGTTGCGGTTGAAGCCATGATGAGTGGAACTCCAGTCATATCAACAGATTGGGGAGTATTTCCGGAAACTGTCTTGCATGGGCTTACAGGTTATCGATGTAGGACACTAGAGCAATTTGAATGGGCATGCCGTAATATAGAAAATATATCTCCGGAAACTTGCAGAACATGGGCTATGAATAATTTTGCCATGGATCGTGTGGCTAAAATGTATCAGGAATATTTTGAATTCCTTTCTTATACCAAAGAAAAAGCAGGTTGGTATAAGATGAATCGTCAGCGTAGTGAAATGAGCTGGCTAGACAAGCAATATCCACAAGCATCTCCAAAGTCTGAGTCTCTACACACAGAACCGGTTTTATCAGAAACCAGAAATATTCTTCCGTTAGAAAATGAGCCTGATTACGAATTAGATCTTAGTTGGTATGACAAGCAAAGAAAACCTGGTATATCATTCTTAATGAGAGCAAAAAATGAAGAGAGAACTATTGGAATGGCTCTAGATTCTTTGAGTCAATTAACAATTCCATATGAAATAAATTTAGTTCTTAATAATTGCGAAGACAAAACCCGTGATATTGTACAGGACAGAATAGATAAAGGTTATCCGATTAATTTATATGATTATCCATTTCAATTAGGCAAAACCGGCATTGAGAATCAATGCACTCCTGTAAATAGTGTGCATTCTACTATCTGGTTGTTAAATTGGATGCTTTTAAAAGCTAATTATGAATATACTTTTAGATGGGATTCGGACTTCATGATGACTTCTGCTTTGGCAGAAGAAATCGAAGAGAAAGTTATTCAAGATTCTGAAGCAGATATTTTCAATATTTCGGCAATATTCTCGGATTCAGGCAAAGCCAATAAAGAGCCATATCTCTGGTCTAATTCCCTAAAACCTCGTTATTGCCGTTATTCACTATGGCATTTGACGAAATTCGGAGTCCAAGGACCACGAATATCTTCGCTAGATGGTGCAATAATTCACGATAGCCCGTTATCTCATGTGAAGAGCTATTGGGATACTGATCCATGGTGGGAATCTGAGCACAGAGAAGAAACAGAAGAAATGATTCAAATGTGCAAGGAAAAGTATGCAAAATTAATAGAAGTAGCAGGTGATTCTAGTCCTCGCGGTAGAGCATCGTGTCCTGAATCAGAAGAATTAGCCAAAAAAATTCAAAAAGCTTTAGGAGGTGTTGATGTCGAAGAAATCATTCCCCTTAAGGAACATACATTAATGATTTGAGTTTAAAAAGAGGAAAAAGGGAGTCGAATCTCACATTATTTGTATGGCCACGACCGTTGATCATAATTATGGTGTCGAAATTCAAGCTGGTATTCCACCAATGCTGGCGGTACCTATATCTGGTACTGTTAGTATTCAAATTTTCAATACTAGCAACGAAATTGTAGGAGAAACCACATCAACTCCTCAAGGAATATGGCGTCAATCATTTCAATTAGAAGATGGATCTTATATCGTCAAATTTAGTGGTAGATTCCGTCCTATTGGAATTGGATTTCATTCATCATTTACCAAAACTGTACCTTCAGTAACATTAAATATAGCAGTACCTTTATCATCTGATTTTGATCCAGAAATACCGTCTACTACAGGTAAAACTGGAGCAACAGGACCAGAAGGACCTATGGGATTAATTGGTCCAGCTGGACCGGCAGGTTCTGACGGGTTGCCAGGTCCTATTGGAGCCACAGGACCGGAAGGTCCTATGGGACTAACAGGAGCTGATGGGTCTTCTGGATCTCCCGGTGTTCAGGGTATACAAGGACCTGCGGGACCACAAGGCAGCCAGGGAAATCAAGGGGCCGCAGGGCCTCAAGGGCCTATAGGTCCTCAAGGATTACAGGGTCCAGTAGGAGCTACTGGACCTGTGGGGCCAGCAGGAGCAGATGGATCTGGCACAGGAGCAACTGGAGCTGGAGCTACAGGACCACAAGGAGAAATAGGAGCTACTGGACCTGCAGGAGCAGATGGAGCAATTGGAGCTACTGGCCCTGCAGGAGCAGATGGAGCAATTGGAGCTACTGGCCCTGCAGGAGCAGATGGAGCAATTGGAGCTACTGGCCCTGCAGGAGCAGATGGAGCAGTTGGTGCCACAGGTCCTGTAGGTGATGCAGGTGACCTTGAACTTGGCACTCCTACTGATGGTAGCTGGGCCGATGGATTGTTTTCTTCATGGACTAGCTCTACATGGACTAATGATGCTATAGATGATATAAATGAAGTATTAAGCAGTTTGGCTCCTTCTCCAGCTCCAGATCTAGATGATGTAGATGTAGATACTAATGGAGAGAATGGAAAACTCTCTTTTGATGGCTCTAATCCAATTGCAGAAGATACTTATTATGCTGTTACAGGTATTGGTTCTCGTCCTGCAGTAACTGTAGATAATGCCTTTAATGATAGTGGAGATCGAGCAGGTATTATAGGTTTAAACACTGATGTTACTGGAACTCTCAATGAAGATGTAGATGAAGGAGCTGGGAGTCCTACTGCGGCTTATCCTGCTAATGCTTTTGGAGATGCAGATCAGGGTAATTTAATATTAGAGCTTAATGGAGTCACCGAGCGTACTATAGATCTTTCTACTGCTGGAGCAGTAGATGATGGTTCTGCTACAACTGGATTTGATATCTCTGATCATTCATCTGTTAGTTTTCCTAATGGTGATCCGTTTACTCAATTCCAATACAGAACTGGATCTTGGAGAGTAGATAGCTCTGATATGAGATTAGGGTGGAATTATGTTAGAATCCGTCATGAGAAAACTGCTGGAGTTTTTACTGATACAAATTATGTAGATTGGGTAGTAGATGGTAATGCAGCTGCTACTACATTCTCAGGAGAAACACTAGATAATTTATCTATGTCAGGAGCAAGTACTCTCTCAGGAGTAACTTATCACACTTCTGGAGATGCTGATTATGATGTAGTAATAGACAATGGACAAAGAAACACTTATATAGAAACAAATGCTATAACTTTTTCTACAACTAGGTGCAGCGTATCTTCTTTGAGCTTTTCTGCTACAGGAGGCAACGAGTTAGCCACTACTACTATTACCAATAGAACTGTAACAGTTAGTACGGGTAGAATTTTAAACCAAACCATTGAAGTTCAAACCTCAGTTGATCGTACTACAAATAGCACCTTAAGTAGCACTAATAAAACTATTAGTGGACTTTTAGTAGACACATATATTAGTGGAGCTAGTGGGCAAGATAATAATAGTGAAAGCTTCAATGCTGAAGGTTACCGTCAAACTTCTGATATCTCTTTAACAGATACTGGATTTGGTAGCGGACCAGGTAACGGAACTGCTGATTGGACCAGTTCAACTAGCATAACAACTGGAGGGGCAGGATATAATGACGGTCTATTACAATATAATGGTAGACTGTACTATCCAACCAATGGGGCTAACGGTGGTAATTTTGGAGGAATAACTAATGGCCCTGCAGGAAATCCAGATTACTCATCTGCTTCAGGTGACAGAGTTTATTTAAGATATTTTTATGATAGCTCTCCTAGACAAAACTTTGTATTTAATATAAGTGTATCAAGTACCACTTTTGTATCTGTTGCCACAGGTCCTAGTGGTAATAATGTTACAGCTGAGATATTAGCTCCTAATACTACTCAAGATGGAGTAGGAACTATAGAGTGGAAGGACATGGTGACATCTTATACTGATGATGACAGCATTGGCGCTTACAATGCTAGTGGAGGAGCTACCATTCCAACCGATTGGGGTGTAACATTGGGTACTAGATCAACCAGTACATCTGGGTATGTTATAGTAGTTCGAATTACTGCTTCCTCAAGCTGGTCCGGGTATATAAACAGCATAGAGGTTTCTTTCTCTTAGGATTAATTCATGGCTTTTACAACAGAATCATTAGCAAAAGCAGCATTCAAGCGTATGCTTGGATTATCTCATACTGCTAATGCTGCAGAGCCAGGAAACGAAGGTAAACCTTCTAGATATACTATACATGCAGATAACATATTTGCAGAAGAGATTCCGTTAACAGCTGGAGCTGTATCTGGAAGAATTTTAGATTGTACTAATTCTACACCAGGACAACCTAATAGTGAATTAGTCTTACATTTATTTAGTGCTTCAGGTGGTAAGGCTTATTTTGTTCAAATTCCTAGTGGTCATGATTTACTCAATTATATAAATCCTTTAACCGGGGTTAACTATACTCAGCAATCTGGCACGCCGAGTGATGATGATGATAGGGCGCAGTTTATTATTCCTAAATCGTTTGGATCTACTTGGCGTCCTATTTTGTATGATAATGGAGATGAAGTAGCTCCTTCCGCCGCGAATGACTGGTTTTTAGATGAGAACGCTGGTGTAATTACTGCAGAAACAGATTTAAGTTTAGGTTCTACAGGTACTTTATCTTGCTATGTCTATGTTGGAGATATGGTAGGAGATATTCTAAAGAAGAATAACTTCATTGGAGCTACAGGACCCACTGCTGCAGATGATAATGAAAGTGGTTATTCTGTGGGATCGTTTTGGGTTGATACTGTACTCGATGAAGCTTTCATATGTGTGGATGATGCCACAGGAGTAGCTGTTTGGTCTCAAATAGATGGAGGGGGAGAAGGAACAGTTGGAGCTACGGGTCCTGCTGGATCAGATGGAGCAGTAGGAGCTACAGGCCCTGCAGGAGCGGATGGAGCAGTAGGAGCTACAGGCCCTCAAGGAGAGCAAGGAGAGCAAGGAACAGTAGGAGCTACAGGCCCTCAAGGAGAGCAAGGAGAGCAAGGAACAGTAGGAGCTACAGGCCCTCAAGGAGAGCAAGGAGAGCAAGGAGAGCAAGGAGAGCAAGGAGAGCAAGGAACAGTAGGAGCGACAGGCCCTCAAGGAGAGCAAGGAGAGCAAGGAGAGCAAGGAACAGTAGGAGCTACAGGCCCTCAAGGAGAGCAAGGAGAGCAAGGAACAGTAGGAGCTACAG